GCAACCTGCATGTTCCACAGGTCGGTTTCGCGGGACTCCTCGGGCACGTACAAGCCGCCTTTGGTGCGCGTGCGCGGCGTACGGATCTGCACCAGTACATCCGTGCCGAACGGGAGCAATCCGGGGTCAGCGGTCGGGAAAGCCTCATCGAGAGAGTTGTACGAGAGCGCGGACTTCGCGAACTTGGCAATGGAGAGATGTTCGAGTTGCTCAGACGGAACCTCACGGTTCACACGCCCGGTAAACTCCGACTTCTTCTCACGCTTTGCTGCGACGTCGTCCCGCACTGTTTTCTTCGCCTTCTGGCTCGTTCAAGAGCCGATTCAAAGTCTCTTCCGCAAGCCGCAGCCCTTCGAGCCGGCCAACCGCCCGACCAAACCCGAATGCGGTTTTTTCCGCATCCGCCGGGTTGGTCAGGCTGTCTTCGGCCACTTTGCTCCGGGCGGCTTGCAACTCACCGATGTACCGATCTAAAACGGACACGACGTTAGTAGCTTGGCCGTAAAAGTCAAGCGTTAGATACGGTTACGCGTACCGCCCGTGCTGTGTCCACCGCTGCCCGCGTGATGAGCTGGGCCTTCATCCACGTGCTCATGGTGCGTGGACATGATGTGCTCCGCGGTATTTTTCCCTTCGTGAACAAGGGTATGCACCCCGCCGTCGTGCCCTTTGTGCCCGGTATGCCCGTGGCCGGGATGGGTGTGATGCTCGTGCGGCGCTTTGTGGCCGTGCTTACCGTGCCCGTGGTGCTCGTGCTTCATCGACGTGTGACCTCCGCTTGAGTGATGCACGGAGCCGCCGTGTGCGTACCCTTCCACGTGGCCGGTCTGCGCCAGCTGCTGGTGCTTGTTGACCGGACCGCCGTACAGTTCTTTCGCCATGGGTTTGGCCTCGTGCGAGAGTGAGTGGCCCGCGCGAGCGTAGCCGTTTCAATTGCGGAAAGCTACTTTGCCCCGTTCAGGACGTGACGAACCGCCCACATGGAAGCCTGTTCCATGTTGGTAACAGCAAGCGACAGCTCGCGGCTTTTACCAATCTTGTTGCACAGAAGGATGAAGTCAGCCTCCAAGCCACGCAGCTCTGCGACCTGCATACTCTGCTCACCCGACAGGGGGGCTAACTGGTTGTAGGTCGCCTCGCGCGTATCCATTAACCACCCACTGTCGCCTTGATGCGCGCGCCGATCCGTTCCAGCCAGCCACCTCTTTTCCAATGGTCCCCGCTGACCTGGAGCCCCAAGGTATGCACGACGTTTTCCAACTCCGTGATGCGATCCTCCAACGTCAACGGCGCTGGCGGGTCACTCGCCGCTGTCTTGATCGGCACATTGGGGAAGGGCGCCGCAGCGAAGCGTGCAACACCCGCAGGCTCAACTACTGGGGTCGTCGATGTCGGGTCGGTCATATTCAACTCCTTCTCAATTTCATTGCAAACTTGTTGTTTCCACTGCTCAAATTCCCCTGCGGCCCACGGTCTGGCCATTACGCCGGACCGCCAGTGCCTTCATGCTCTTCAATGCCAGTGCCGGTGGATAAATTCGTAGAGTGTCCGGTCTCGATCTTCGCTGCCGATATTTCCAGCGCCGTGGTGTTGTCCGCCTGATTGATACGCTCGCGGGATTGCAGCTCAGCATCGGTGCGCTGATCGTCGCCTTGCTGCTCCAGGGTCGTTTGCTGCAATTTAGCCTGATTATCCGCCTGTTTCGACTGCGTATCTGCCTGCTGTTTGCCTTGCTGCAGCTTCTCCCGCGACTGATTATTGGCGTTAGCCACCGCAAGCGCCGCTTGACTCGGGTCCTGCTGCGGGGGTGGCATCAGCGAGTGCAGGAGTTGCTGCGCCTGCTGTATCGCGGGCGGTATTTTCGCGAGCATCTGTTTCGCGGTGTCCATGACGTGGTGTGAGATCTCCGCCAACGTCTGGTCCATTTCCTTGAGCGTCGCGGGGTCACGGAACTGTGTGAGCTTGCCGAAATCCTTCCCGGTCTCCTTAGAACCGATCTCGACCACCGTCGACAAGTACCAGTACGCCATATGCTCGGCTAAGTGCTGCAGCGCTGCGGGTAAGTACTTCGGCGCGATGATGGAGAGCATCCCGAAAAAAGGCGATAGCATGTAATCCAGCAGCACCTGAATATGCGCCAGATGGTCCTGCTCCGGGAATGCCACCACGGGCCGGCCCAACGTCATCGCGACATTCTCGTTGACCGCATTCAACTCCTGCGCCTGGGGGACCGGTTTCAGCAGATCCACCGCGTTGGGGATCTTGGTGCGCTCCAGGATGAGCGTTTCTACCTTCTGGGCGTCGTAGAGTTCGGGGTGCTGATCCGCGCGCGACTGGATAATCTGGAGCTGCGCGAACCGCTGAACGTCAGAGAATACTTGTGGGTCCGAGACCGGTACAACATCAACTGGTCCTTCGTAATCCGCCCGGTAGGCGAGCATTTCGCCAGTATCATCGAGAATCTCCTCATCTGTGATGTACATACGGTTGATACGGTGGAGGATACCGATCAACCGATCCATCGCGTGGTGCAGCCGCATGTGAATCGCGGAGAGCACCTTCATGCCCTGCTCGATCAACGCCAGCGTCGTGCCGACCGGCATGTTGGGTGAGCCATCCTCCGACAGGTTCTCGAACGTGGTCCGAACGAGTGATTCACCCTGCTCTGTGCACCACCCCAGCAACTGGTACAACATCGTAGAGGGGGGGTTGAACGGCACCGCCATGAGGATCTTGCGGATATCCTGATCCCCCAGCGACGCGCCTTCGATCTCAGTGACGCCGCACACATTCAGATTGAGCGTCTGCCCCGCCCCGCCGCCACCTTTCAACCGCAATAGCGTCGGCAGACTGTTGACTAAAGCAGAATCCAACAAAGCCCTTAACGAGCCGGTACTAGCACCCGCCAACGAGCCCGCATAGTGGATCAGCCCAACCGACTGCGCGCCGCGCCAGGGGAGGCACTCGAAGTCCACCACCCAACACAGATTCTCACACTGCTTGTCATCCTTTTCCCAGTTGCGCACCACCCGCAGAGTTTCCCGGGAAACCGGGTCAACCTCCACCAGATACGGGCGCGGACCTGCGCGCTCCATGACCGCATCAGGATCGGAATTGCGACGGTCGCCCGCGACCCGTAACTCATCTGTATCCTCTAGTTCCGCGAGCACTTCCACGACTAAGATACGGCGCAGTCCATCCTTGTTGTCGCCTGCGAACGTGCTCTTACCTTGGACTTTGTCGGTGGCCTGCTCCGCGCGGGTTTTATCAGGAATCTGCGAGGGTGCCATGAGGGGCACTTTGACGTAGTACCCTTGCCGAATGCGCGATTCCAGCTCGTGCTGCGTGATCGTATCGATCAGCGTGCGCCGCTCGGCGGAATAAAAATCCGTCGCCGCTTCCGGGATCAACACGTGATCGATAGGCCAGAACGTGGGGACGGGGCGCCTCTTGTCGGAGTCGTACACGAGGCGCATGTACTGTGAGCCTGCGGGGAGCTGCTGCGACAGCAGCTTTTCCAGCTGCGAGCGAAATTCCGGCATTTGCTTGCGGAACTGCCAGTTCATGTGCGCTGTCTTACGGTCTGACTTCGCAACGCGGTCTGGAGTCTGCTTACCCGGAATGAACGTCTTCACTGGCCCGTTGGGAGGCATCAACTCCCCGATCGTGTGCGACTGGTAGTACACAATCGCTTTACTCAGCATCGGGTGGGTCGCTTTCGAGCCCGCATCGAATGCCGGCGGGCTCACATCCTCCCCCGCTAAGCCGGTACGCTTGATGCCCTCCTCGTACTGCTTGTCACGGTCCGCGCGGGATTTCTTGTCGTACTCGATCCGCTCCAACAGTTCCGTCGTGAACGAAGACAGTTGGTTGGTATCCAGCTTAGGAACTAGATTGGCGTAGAACTCATCCTCGTCTGCGGTGGGCTCCTCGTCGGGCGCACCCCCCATCTGCACGATCGCGCCGCCGTCGTCGGTGTCCGTGACCCCCGGAGAGGATTCGTTGGGCTCCCCGTCCGAGGGGTACGCAGAAGACTCCCCGCCGTCATCCAGCGCCACTTATGGAACCCCTGTCGACTTGTTAGTAACCTTTTGATCGAGTGCGCCAACGATGCCCTGCGTTGTCCCCTGAAAGTGCGTCTCCGCGGGCTTCGCCTCCTCGTAGCGCTCGTGGAAATCCTTGTCGATACACGGGTAGGCTTCGTTCTTACCTAAGATGACCCATGAGCCTTTCTCCACGCGCACCGGACCGCTCGTGGTGTACGCGTACAACGCGCTGCCCGACTCGTTGAGCAGCTCCGGCGTCGCCCAGTGCGGCCACTGTTGACGTGGCTGCCCCTCCCAGCGGAACGCCTCTATGGTTCTAACCTTGGTGCGGTACGTCACGAGTGAGGCGCTCCTTAGCAAGTCGATAAAGACGTTTCGGACAACCGCGCGCCAATTTTCGTTGGTTGCCGGTACCATCCTGATGACCGCCGTCCGCGCACACTTCCCACGGCAAACCAACTGTGCGCGCGCGGATTTCTTTGCGCAGGCGCTTCGCGTTCTTGCCATTCACAGGGGGCCGCCCTCCAAGCGTAAACCGTTGTATGCCGCCCGACAACGCAGAGCCGCGTCTGACATGTCCTGCGCGTGATCGAAGTCGTCCAAGCGTCGCAGATCTTGTGCGATAGCTACCAGCGTCTTGTGGACCGCAAGAATGCGCGCCACGACCTCCGCGCGCTTCTCTGGAGACATCTGCTCAGCCGTCATAAGGGTTGCTGCGTCGTTGTTGCTTGAGGCGCTCGGCCGCTTCGATGGTCGCCTTAATCGGATCGTTGCGCACTGTCAAGCGGATATTGAACCGCTGCATAAAGAAAAGCAAAGCTTGGGTCGCCGTATCGAGTAAATCATCGTGAGCCAGTGAGCCCTCGCCGACGTAGGTGCACAACTGGCTGATGACGGCCTCTGCCCAGTCCCGGGGCTGCCCCGGGCGCCGCAAACTCTCCACCGCCCACACCCTCCCGTGGGGGAAGAGTGGCGAGGCGCCATGGAGCTTGGAGAGCTTATCCATGGTGGTCGGGAAGGGCGTCGCGAACACCCCTTCCGAGGCCAGCATCTGGATGAGCGACTTGCCCGAGCCGGTGTCTTCGATCAGGAGCAGGTCGACCGGGCGCCCCTGGTGCGCCGGGCGGTGCGCGCGGGAGATGATCGCCGGACGCAGCAATGGCTCATTCGTATCCCCGTAGGTGAACGCGCGCTCGTGCTTCACCTTGCGGATGAGAGCGGGAAACCCTAAGTACTCCTCCCACGCATCCAGCAACATGATGTGATCGCGACGCTCGTGCTCGAACAAGCCCCACACCGTGCACGCGGTCGGGTCTCCGGTTTGCTCTTTCTTGTTCCACGTCGCTTCCGTAAACGCGGTGTCGAGTGACATTACGACAAAGCGGAATTTCGGCAACGGCTTGGTCGCGGGCCAGAGGCGAATGTCGGACCGCTTGACGAAGCCAGCTTCCTCCGGGTCGATGATCTCGCCGTAGATTTCCTGCCGACCGATCCGGGTCCCTTCGTACTTGGCGATGTTGTCGTAGAAAATGTCGGTGAGGTTTTCCGCATTCTCGTACGTGGAACCTGAGACCGTGACCGAGCGTGGCAGGTTGACTAACATCTTGATGAACGGTTTGGGCTTTGGCGTACCCGTCCAGAATATCTGCGGGTGTTTGCCTAAGCGCAACCCGAAGATGAGGTTGTCCCAGGTGCGCTCCGGGTAACGCCACGAAGCCACCTCACCACACACCGCACGGGCGCATTGCGGGCCGCGCAATCGCTCCGGGGTATCGGCCGAAAAGCCCCGGATGATCGCATCGTTGTAGAGCGTGATGACCGGCGGGGACTTGGTCGAATCCTTGATGAGCTGTTTGGGGATGACCGCGTGCAGCCCGGTGGGGCCGTAGAAGTCAACACCAATAAGATCGTCATGCGTGGGGGAAACAACAAAATTGTAACTGCGCGCATCTGAAGCCGCCGCCTGTCCTATCCAATTGGAGGATGAAAGCGTCTTGCCCCAGCCGCGCCCCGACTTGATGCCGAAGAAGTCCCACTTGTTGTCATCCGGGGGGATCTGTTTCTTACGCGCGGTGCTGCGCCAGTTCAGGCGCCAGTGCAATAGCGCTAAGTCCTCGACCGAGAAGGTTTCTAGCGATTCGCGTAAACGTCGGGGGTTTAGCGCCTCTAACGCGACTGCGGCCATTACGCGTCGTCGTCAACCCACGGGCCGTCCATTTCAGGAGGTACGGGTTTGCCGCGATTTTCCTTTTCCTGCACAGTGACCTCTGCCATCTGCTTCAGTAACTCGTGCAGGGAAAAAATAAACAACGGCCCACGGTCGTGCGTACGCGGCAAGTAGCGATGTTGTATGCGGAAGTAAAACGGGTGCTCATCGTGATACCACCCCGCGGGGTGGTTTGACTCCAGCGTAGACGTAAAGACGACCTCCGGCGGAATCATATGCAGCTCGCGCAACTGCTCCGCAGTGACACGCAAAATAGCGTACCCCATGCCGCCGATTTTCACGCGGGTTTCTCCAGGTAAGCACCCAAGCGCATGCGCACGAGACCTTTCTCGGTCTGCGGAAACATCCGCACCACAACGTATTTTATATGCTTCAAATACCTCATTAACCGCGCGTTGTCTCCTTCGGCCCAGATGAACGTATCGTACTCGTTGCCGTGCTGGTCGCGGGGGCGCGCTGGGCCTTCCTCCCACGTTATGCTGTGCTCAGCCGCAAATTTGGCCCACTCATCGCGCCCGTTCACGCGGGATTCTTCGCGGGTTTCTTGACCGCTTTCGCCGCAGCCTCCACGCATAGCCGTACTACACTCAACTCAGTACGTAGCTGTCCTAGCTGGTTGTGCACGTCCCGCAGAGCATCGCTCAACAAATGATGTGACAACACAATGTTCTGGCAAAGCTGACCCACGGGCACCAGATGAGCGGGTATCGCTTTAGGTTTACGGGGCTGGGTTTTTCTGGGCATTTTTCGCATCGTCCACCTCTTTGCGCATTTTAGCGTTATCTTCCAACAGTGCGGCAACCTGCATGGACATGCGCGACAGCGTGTCCGTCATCGCTACATTCTGCTCCAACATTTTGCCCAGGCGCTCGTTGAGCTGCTTGTTCTGCTCCACCAGTACCGCGAGCTGGCCCGCTTCTGCCCGCGTGGCGACGGCTGAAGGTGCAGCTTGCCCCCCCACGAACCGACCCAAGGTCTCCTGCACGGGTTTCTGGTACGAGGCTTTCGTACTGGCCAACTGCGCACGCTGAGCAATCTGCGTATCGGATAATTGCAAGTCGCGGTAACTGGCCCCTGCTTTACCCGCATCCGTAGGCTTGTTGCAGGCAAGGCACGGTATCCACGACCAGCGCATCAGTCGTTTGGCACCTACACCGCCCGCGCCGAACAGCGGCTGCGCTTTGCTGCCGCCACCGGCCGCGACGAGCCCCGGAGTCAGCCCATTAGCGCATTCCGGATTCCTACAGTCTGAACGCTGTCGACGCGGTTGCGGGCCGGCTTGCGCGCGCGCCGCCAAATCCGACAGTCCAATACTACGATCGTTAGTGCTCACAGTGCCTCACAGTACCAATAGCACCCGCAGGATCGCCCACGGTCCACAATCCCGCGGCAGTCTGTATCCCCGAACATCCCGCGGTGCCAAGCCAGAAAAGCAAACCCCGCGCTCACGTCAGATTACTCCCCACGCGTTTTTCGTTAGCTTCCAACACCCACTCGCCCTCATCCAGCGCCGGGCACTCGATGATATTGACATACGGTGCGAACGGGTTGGATTTCACGTGCGCCACGATCGAGAACACCACGTTGCGCGCCTGCATCAAGCGGATGGTGTGCACGTACAGATTGTAGAGGAACGACGGTCCCACATCGCGCGCGGCCATCTCCAGCGTCGTACGGCTCAATGCGAAATAGATATTGCCGCCGCGACCGTCCAGGAGTGGCTCATAAGAAATCTGCTCCTCGCACAGGTCAAAATAGCGTTTCGAGCGCGCCCGATCGGCGAGTTCGTTGTTGAGCGTGTCGATGCCGTTGCGGCGGGTCACGGACACTCCCCGAACCCCATGAGCAATATCGCAGCTTCAGCCTCCGTAGGTACTACCGAAAGCGAATTCACATCACAGTCCGCAGTGCCGGTGCGGCAGCCTGCGCAGCACGGGTGCAGATACGCCTCCCACAACTCCGCAATGCGCAGCTCGCGGATTACCGCCATAATCTTAGCAACGTCTGGTCGCTTGTTCACCCGCCCTCCAGCGCGATCCGTGCGGCCTCCGCAACCACTGGGTCGGTGTCGATCAGGTGCATGACTTCCGGGGAGACGATCAGTTGCGGTCGCGGCGGCGTGTACGGCTGCGACAGCTCATAAAATAACTTTTCGAACTCCGCGAACGTCAGGAGGCACGCAGGCGCTACGCGGTTGCTGAAGTTAGTCACGAGTCGCCAAAATCCACACCACCACTGGAGCGGTTGATGGAATCGCGGTGCAGACGCTCCTTCAAGATATAACCCTCCAACATCCATATCCTATCGATCGCTTTCTGCCGTGCGATCTTGCGCCCAACCGCCTCGTCGAAATTCTCAGGTGAGGCGCACGCAGATTCGCCTGTCACCGTGAAGCCGTTGCGCAACACCAGCACGCACAACGTCAGACATGACAACGGCGCGGTATCGATGAGGCAGGCTACCTGCGGCTCCGCGGGACCCAATACTGCGGTCGCGATCTGCGGGAGCTGGTCACCGGTGATGTAGTACTCGTATGCGATGCACCCTTCGATATGCGCCAGCGTCACGCGCGGCGCAGTCTTGCCCTCGGCCTGAATCTCTTCCGCGATTTTGTTATCGTCCACAAAGCCTCCACGTGAGTAAATATCAACCCATTTAGCGTTAGCCGCGTCCTGCAGCAGGTTACGTCGGGACGGGCGCAGCATACCCGGCTGCGGCGGGTCGAGGATCTCGATCTCACGCGTTTCCAGACTCTCGACCGAAAGACGCGGACGGCGCAACGCTGTCCACCACCTGCGGTACCACGGGGGCCCCGGGTGGGCCATAGAAGTTAACGCTACTCCATCATCCACGACTCACCTCAACGACCGGCTGGTAGGACTTGCACCTACGCCTCGGGATCTGTTTTACAGCTAGCACCCGTACTCTAACTACTAAGCTACAGCCGGTAACCTAACACCCGCAGCGCTTACAAACGCTGCAGTTTCTGCGCCAGCGCGCAGGCACCCAACAGATCAGCCATTTCAGGAAAGCTGAACAGGGGTGCCTAACGTAGGTGGGACCACCGTGTCCACCGTCGCGGTGATCGGCGGGGAGAAGTCGCCCTCGTTGCCCTGCGCATCCATGAGCGTGAACACGAAGTCATAGGAGCCGTTGCCCAGGCCGCCGGGCAGCTCGGTGGCGATCGGGTCGTCGTAGTAGGCAACGCCCCCCACGGTCTTAACGGACAATGCAGAGATCGGACCCGCATCGATCCGCGCCGCCTGCGTGTACGAAGGGGTGAGCGGAGACGGGCCGTAGTACACGATCAGGTGATCGGTCGGATCGGGCGCGGGTGTGGGGACGGGGATTCCGAAATCCTTCAAGGGGACTGTTTTCGACATGTTGACTCCTTAGTGAGTCGGTTGGGAAAGCTTAGGGGGCGAGGGGCCGGAGGCGTACGCCGGCAAAGAAAGTACATTTTTCGAGTTGATGGAGTAAAGCCGCACGCACACCGGGTTCAGGTTAGTCGGGTAGATCCAGGCGGTTGTCGCCAAGGCGGGCACGTTGATGCCTGCCTGATAGGTGCCGAATGTCCCGCCACCGACACACGAGCCCCACTCGACGCGGTAGCCAATAAGATCGGTCAGCGGCGTGCCGTCCGTGTTCTTGGTGGGCGCGACCCACACAACGCGCTGCTTGGCTGCATGCGCGTCCTCAAAAGCGGCCAGCAGACAGCCACACAACCAATAAAGCGTTAATCGTGTTAGGGCTCGTTTCACGACATGACCCGTTGCGACATGACCGCACGCTCCACATCCGTTAAGTCCCAACCAGCTACTACTAACCACGCGTCTCCACCGATGCGGCGTAGCAGGTACGGGTCCACGGGGTAACGCTTGGTCCATTCCGCTTCCCACAGGATATGGTAATTCTCGATACCGCGACGCGGGCGCACATCGACCGGGATGAGCGGGACGGTAGCGCACCACTCCCAGCGGTATCGATCATTAGGATCGATCTTGCGCGTAATCCCAGGCCAGTCCATGTGAATAGTTTTGCGCGAGCGATGCCCGGGGCTGCGCTCACCGAAACGACACGCACCCCCACCGGGGTTACCCGGGTCGGCGCGGAACCAACACTCCTGCATATCCGCGCGACAGATCGCCAGCTTCGGCAAGCCTTCCGCATTCAACCCCGCAACGCGGATACTCTCCAGCGCGCGGATGACCGTCTTGCCCTGTGCGATGCGTTTGTAGATAGCGGCGATTTCCGCATCCGCGGGCGTCTGATACGCGCGGTGCGTCTGGTACTTCTGCCACAATTCGCGCGCTTTACCCGGGTCGACCTGTTGGAGTGCTTCGACTTTCATAGTGTCTCCGGTTTCTCGCCGTCCAAGTCGCTGTGAATGTGGATATCAGGCGCGAAGCAGGCAACATTGGCGCAGCCCGCACCGTACCGCACGCCATCGGACAACGGGTACTCAGTGCCGCAGCCGTGACACTTGTACCAACGCAGTGTTGGGATGCCTGCAGCTTTACGCCGCGCACGTTCCGCCGCGATCTCAGGTCCGGGGGCGTACATCAGCGTTTTGTCCTTTGGGTCAGCCCCAAAACCATACAGGTAAACGGGCTTTGGAAAGAGCCGGCGCCACACCCGTTTGTACCACGGCGGCCGGAACGGGCCTTGCTCGAACGTGCGCGCCCACTCGATGTCGGGGTAATCGCGGTAGGCTTCCTCGAATACCTGTTGCAGTTGGGAGCGCAATTTCACCGGATGATCCCCAAGCCGCCCGGTGACGTCTTGATTTCCTCGCGCACAGTGTCCTCGAAGGCGCGATTATCACTATCGATTTTGCGCTGTGCTGTCCTGCCGGGGTCTTCCTGCGCTGAGCTGGACGTCGCCACACCCTGATCCTCCAGCACGGTATCCGGCAGCGGCAAGCGCACGCGTGGCTTATCAGCTGCGACGACCCAACCGTGCTTGATGATATGCAGGAGCAACTGCCCTTCCATCCAAACATCATTCAAGCAGTAGTCGATCACCTTGCCGCGCCGGCCCTGCTGCCACCACACCGGCGCCAATGCACCGTGTCCTGTCTTGGCGATCCTCAAGGTTTCCTTGCACACCGCATCCAGGCCCCACCCGCCGTGCGTCTTGGGGTAGAACTTATCGGGGTTGAAGCCTTGCGCGATCCAGATTTGCTCCAACTCATCGTAGTGCAGCGTCTGGTCCACATCCACGCCGTGCTCGTGCAGCAGCGGTAAATCGAAGCGCCGCGTGTTGAAACCCGCGGTGGGCTCCTCCGCGATGTACTGCTGCAGCTCAGGCAGGTCCTCCTCCAAGAACACCCGCGACAAATGCGTGTAAATGTCGTAGGTTGCAACACAGGCTATCCCCATTCCTGCAAAATCTCTCCAACCCCCGCAGTACTCAATGCCGGGAATCGGCTCCTCGCCGCGTCCGAGGATGGCTTTCTTGATTTCAACATCAATAATGATCATGCGTGCGCGCGCTCCAAGTAATTTGCGTACTCTGCGTTCATAGCCACCAGCACCTGCTCTTTCGTGTGCGCTTCCTCGTTGCGGTCGGTATCCGTCTCCTCAACGTCGATCGCGATGAAGCGCTTGCAGCCGAAACAAACACTCTGGTGTGGTTGCAACTCCTGGTGCGCGAGCGCCTGAGCCGTGTGCATCTCCTCTTGAGTGGCCTCATCGAAGTGGATCATACGGTTGCAGTCGCACGAGCCGTTGCCTTCGGTCCACCAGTACACCGACTGGTCGTCGCCTTTAGCGGTCTTACCTGTGCGCAGATCAAACAAGGTGGGAATCACAGAACGCTCCAAAGACATCAGGCGGACCACCCCACACCTGGAATGTTGCCTTGATTGCGGCGCGGTACTCTGGCGCCAATATCGGATGCACGATGAGGGTATCGCCCATCATGTACGCGGCAGGCCTCATGGTCATCCCGTAACGACGCAGCCACTTGTTGTTCATACGGCGCAGGTGGGAGGCGTTCTTAGCGCGACGCTTCGGGTAAGTGCGCGCCCGCTCGTAGGTGCACGCGGCAGTCGTCTCCACGATGCGCAACGGCGTGCCGATCATTTGGGCACTCCCGCTACCGCTTTTTTGACGTCGTCGGGGTAATGACCGACACGCACGAATTTTCCGGTGTCCAACTCGATCTCAGTACCGGTTCGCCCGTTGTAGTCGATCTCAACCCAGTGCGTAATGCGCTCCAGGATAACCGTCACCTCACTGGAGTTGACCCCATAACCTTTGAAGGTATGCGGCGTCACCGCGGCAGCCCCGGATCACGAATCCACTGGGGCCACATCTGCGCCAACGCTTCCAACACCTTGCGCGCGGTCTCGGTCGGCTGCGCATCCTCCGCCACGGTAATCCGTCCGTCCCGGTGGAACGTGATGAGGGGGCCTGTGCCGCTGTGCACCGTGAAAATCTGCTCGGTGGGGTGCGGCGTAGTGAGCGCCCACGGTTTGGTGTCGTCGTTCATTTGCGGCGCCCCGGGAAAGCAACCGAGGAGCCGCGTCCATACGGTGCGCGGTAGTTAGGATCGTACGCATTGCCTTCCGCCTCGCGGGCTTTCGCGTTAGCCAACAAACGCCGCTGCTCAGCCGGCGACGTCTTAGGCGCGTTGTCGCCTTTGGCCAAGAAGTCGTCGAGGTAACTCATGACTTCGGCGGCGCGGTCAGCGCGTTCTCGTGCCAACTCTTACTGCGTGGGTTCTCAGGCTGGGGCGGCGTCGGGTGCAGCTTGTTGCACTGGCAGGTAGGGCAGTGCAAGCCGTCAGCTCGCTCTGGGGCTCCCCGTAGAACTGCTTGGCCTTCTTCCGTAAGCCGCCAGCCGGTGTGTCTTCCCTGTGCGTCGTACACTGGAACAGCGTCACTCATACCGGCTCCAGCTGCACGTCGACCACCCGCAGCTTGCCCGTCAAGGTGTCCTGGATCATGGTCACCTCGCAATGCAGGTCTGGGCCGGTATCCACCCCCACCAACAAGCGCTCCCAAGGCTGCAACACGATGTCCTGGCTCACAGGCCCTCCACTTCCGGGTGCAGGAAGGTTGGAATGCCGGCCGGGTAACCCATCATTCGCTTCTGGCGACTGTGCCATTCAATGTGATCCACAGGGTAGATGCGCACGGAGCCGTGCGTGCCCTCGAAGTGCAGCGCGTCGGGGGTGGCACGTAAGTAGGGCAGCAGGGGATCGGGCGGCTCCTGCAGCAGGTGCACCAACAGGTTGACGACCGCTCGTTTGGGATAGTTCACCGGCACGATCACGAGCGCTGTATTGCCCCCGCGTGCGACGTTGAGCGCTTCATGCACGCGCTTCTCGAACAGCAGCGCGTTGTTGGCTTTGTAGGTCGCGAGATCGCTCACGATAGCCAGCCCCGGTTGGTACGGCGTTCGGGACGCATATTAGCGTTACACCACCCGCACTCGGGGTCCCCACAGCCGTCCTTCGAGGTTCGGAACTCGTGCTCAGGGGGCGTGGGGGCGCGGCGGCGATAGCGGTGTTGTAGGTACTTCTTGTACTGCCAATCAAACAATATGTAGCCGACGCAGCCGCCGAACACGCCCGCGACGAACCCCCAGAACAACACAAGTGTCATTGCGGCCCCTCGCCCGTGTCGACCCAGTGGCGGAACTGCTCATGCGAGTAGCCATTGCGGATCGCGATGGTCAAATTCCATAGCGTATCGCGTTGTGAGCGCAAGAGCGCTTCGTAGTAGCGCTGGCCCTGCGACTTGTCGGGGAAAGGCGTACCCGTCGCGTCGAGGATCACAGCCTACCCCGCAAGAGTCGCCACAGGAAACGCAGACAACCCAGTAGCGTGGACTTGTGCGGGATCTCGATGATCATCGTCCGCCCTCGCCTTCCCAAGCGACCACGGCACGTTCCAAATCCAGCCCATCGAATGCGCGGTTGTAGATGTTGGCTGCGATGGTCTCAATGTCGTCCTCACTGAGCCAGTCGTACGCCCAACACAAAGCCGGCGGATGCCACTTACGTCCGCACCTGGGGCACAGACCCAGCTCGATCGCCGCGACCTGCGGATGTAGCGTGTTGAAGCGCTCCTGCAGGCTCATCCCGCGCCTCGGCTGAGCAGTCTATCGAGCTGCGCCGCAGTCAGCTCGCACTCACCGAAACCGCGTAGCTCGTCCGTCGAGAACTCAAACGCACACAGCCGCTGCAGGTCGCGGTGCGAATCCTCAACGAATTGCAACAGTTCAAACAACGCCTGACTCGGCGGCTGAAACGGAATTGCTTCGATTACCTCAACGCTCTCGCGGTTCATCCTGCTTGCCTTCCGGTTTCGTCCGACCATCGGCTTTTGGCTGCACTAACTTCACGATTTGCTCGATCAACGTGTTGCGCGCCACATCCGTGACGTTCAAGCCATCGGGCGTGCGCAAGTCAACCTCGGCCTTGTCCCCGTACACGTGGCGCAGGATCTTCGAGACGGTCCACTTGCGCGCATCAACCCGCAGGCGCGAGCGCTCGTAGTGGTCCCGGTCAAACACGACCGTACGCTTACCCTTCGCGCTCAAGCGCGCCACGTAATCGTTCGAGCCGTCATCCGCGATCGTGATGATCTCATCCGCGAAGTGCTCACAGCCCTGCTCACGCGCGATCCGGTAGCGCCGATCGAAGTCTGCGTGTTTGCGTCGCCAGCGGCACAGCACGGCCCACGCGGGCATATCCGGCATCCGACACACTTCCGCCCCGGTAAGGCCGCTGGCGAGCTGCTCGCAGATTGCTTCTGTCAGGGGGACGGAGTAATCGGCGGTCGCCGGCTTGGCCTGGGGGGGAGGGTCAACGCGGGGTGCGGCTTTTGGCGGGCGGATTACACGCTTGGGACCTCGTTTCGGCTTTTTCGTGATCTTGCGGGCGGGGGCCAAGGTGCGCTCCCATCAAGCGACCGGGCGAAGGTACCACAAGCTTTGCGGGATGGGAAGCGAGGCGCGCGCCCGCGTGGCCAATGACTGAAGATGGCGCCAAGTCAAGGTCCACTCCACGGCGGGCGCGCAATGCGGATACTAACCGCAGCACTTGGAGCATGTCACGCGGATGGCTCCTCGCTGATCAGCCAGCGCGCCCAGTAGCGTGGCCCACGCGTCGGCCAGGGGGTACCGCGCAGCGCGTCCCGGGAAGCACGTGAGGCCATACGGATGCACTCCACGCAACTGCCGCAGCTGCGATAGCGCCTTGTGCCGTGGCCGTGAATGCACGGGTTGCCTTCGAAGAAGCGCTGCGCTGCGGGCAGGCGTTGGTGGCTCACAGGTCATCTTCCTCGTAGCGGTGCAGTCGCTGCGTGGCCACGTCCAGTTCACACTGCACCACCCCCAGATCGTGGGCGAGCGCATCACGCTCCAGAATTGCTGCGGTGAGTTGGTTGTTGAGGGTGTGCACTTCGGCGGCGTGGTCCACGAACTTTACCCACACGCCGAACGGCTCATCCTCGAACGGCCTCTCACCATCAAAGCTGTAACGTTTCAACATCACTAATGCTCCCCGGGCAATGTTTCGCGGTACTGCTCCACGACGAGCGCCATGGTAGTCGCCAACGAAATCAGGACTTGAGTAGCGTAGTCGCGCCGTTCCGGCTCCATCGGTTCCGGCTCAGTCAACAACGCTACAATGGCGTTGACGTGCTCGCACACTTGCGCCAAGCGCTTGTGCTCGTCTTTAGTCAACATCGTTATTTCCTCCACCGCAGGTAAGCCAGCACCCCGCCGCCCGGCAGGAAATAGCGATAACGTATCCGCTGCGGCCACGGGGCTTTCGAGTACAGGTACGTGTCGATAACACTGAATATCACTAATAACGTTAATAACGCTATTCGCATGTCTGCTTGCTCCAGTCGTAGTAGGAGGCGATCGAGGCTAAGCGGAAACGGCACTCGTACCATTGTAGATCCCGTTCGATATCCTTGACGAGATTGATTTCCGGCGGCACGCGGATAGTCCACTTGTTCGGCGGCAACGATGCGACCATCGCATAGAACAGATACAGCAGCTCCACGTAACCGGCGTGGGTGGCAGGGGCTGTCTCGCGCCAGATGTAGCAGTCTGCAGTCTTGATGACTTCAGCCACCGATGTCCTCCGGTGCTATCGCAGTTACATAGCCGCAGGTGCACCCTAGGGGAACCGGCCCGTAGTTGCTGCTGATCGTGTGGGCGTCCATAGCCTCGCCACAGTGACACCAGTCGGGGTCGATCTCGTTGTCACACCCCGCGCACTTGGGGCGCTCTTGTGGGTCACCCATCGCGCTCACTCCTCTTTGGGAATGACCCATTGTCTCACAGGCAACGGCACCGCCGCCAGTGCGTCCTCACTGACAACGAGGTGTGCAGCAGCAGTGCCGGGCGAGCGCTCCTCCAGCAGCCCCAGTTTTAGAAACCGCTTGACGATCTCACAGTGCTCTTCCGACCAGTTTTCGAAGCCGTCGCGGAACGGCCCGGGGGTTGTCCAGTAGTGAGTCAGGATCTCACGCTCGGCAGGGGTCGTGTGCTCTTTCATGTTGGTATATGCCTTTTCATTTATTATCGGTGTTGGTTTGATATACGAAGCATGCTTCGTGCGTGTATGGTTATTCGTCGTCAATCAAGGCGCACTTACTGCGCTTCAACATCTCGATGCAGCGAAATTCAACCGCATGCAGTAACAGCTCTAACTGGGTATCTATTACCAACCCACAAGTTTTAGCGCCCCGAATATCCGTCAATAACTCTCTCAACCACTGCTTTTCTACTGAATCCAAAGGAAATTCCGCGATTTTATCTATTTGTTTCAGCACTGAATGCGCTCCTAGACACACATTAAAGATTGGTCAAGTGAAGATAATATATCTATATATATAGTATGTAGCACTAGACCAAGGCATGGACAAGTGACATGGGCAAGTGACTCTTTGGACAAGTGCTGATTAACGCTATACCACCCTTGACCCTTGACCAAGGCCCTTGCCCATACATTGGCCAACTCTAAACACCTTAAAACAAAGCATTAAAGCCTCGCTTGGCCAAATCCGCACGAGAGAGGGTAAACAGCGCTCCATAACCGCCCTAGGAATTAGCGTTATCATCCGGTAAATGCCACCGAAATTTGGCTTTCCCCGCCTGAATCGTCTTCACCCCGAGCTTTTCCCGCGCCCGGCGGATAGTACGATCGGTGATACCAGCTTCGTGATAGCGTTTCTCTACTTCGAATACACTCATGGAACCCTTCGTGAGCAGCTCTTTCAAAAACCGTTTAGCCTCTCCAAGTTTGGAAGTGCCATCACCGTTGCCTTCCGCTTCCGTGATGATGTGGTGCCCCGTGCCGCGCAGTTGTTTACCCCACACGATGCGCGCGATCTCGGTTTTCGGCTCCTCCTCGAAACCGTATTCGAAGCCGCCCTCACTCTTGGCGAAAGTCTTGACGCAGGTGAATACCATGTTGTTAGCGTGCTGGCCCTCACCCTCATCGATCGCAGCCGCCGCCAGTACAATGCGCGCCCGGTGCACCCACGCACCAGAGCCTAACACCCGCTCCGCCGGGTCCTTACCCTTTGAGCCTTTGGTGAAGTGTTGTATGCCCAGCAGCACCGCGTTGTACTTAGCCGCCAGATCCGCCAGCGGGCTCAGTGAGCGGCGCACGTCGGAAGCTGAGTTGTTATCTTTCTGCACAACTACCACGATCGGGTCGATCACGATCATCGACACATCCCCGATCTCCTCGCAGGCGCGCTCCAGCGCTAACGCATCCCGCGCCGGATCGAATTCCCGCTTTTCGTTATCTTCCCGTACGCCTTTGACAAACCAGCACCGGGTCTGATCCGCCCCCGCGAAGCGTAGGCGCGGTTTGACGGTATCGCCTAAATCGTCCTCACCGGTCCAGATGATCACGTTACCCTTGGGGCATCTCGTACCATCGGGCCACTTGCCGCCCCGCGTAATAGTCGCGGCCAGCGACAGTGTTAGCGTTGATTTCATGACGCCACCACTGCCACTCAACAGATGGAATTTATTCCGGGCTAGAAACCCCTTCCACAACCAATCAACGGCCAGCTCCTCCTGTTCATCCGCACGAGTCAATACCACTTCGGTCGTTTCGGCTTTGCGTTTTGCGTCCTGCTCATCCGTCGTGAGGTGCCCTTTCTTGCGCGCGATATACAACACCTTTGCTTTGCCGTCCGTCTGTTGATAGGGCGGCTCGCAATGCTCCAGATCATATTTGAGCAGCGCCGCGCCGATCTCCTTGGTCGACATGCCGTTTTTACGGTAATAGTGCGCGCGGCTGCTCAAAGCATCGTTGCGGCCACCATCCCTGAATTTGCGCGTATCCCGGCTGTCGGGCTCTTCGGGGGGCACGTGTCCGTTCAATTTCCTGGCGCCGCCCCGCGCCAGCTTTACGCACAACTCAACTACCCAGGACGGGGCGTTGCCGAACTCCCCGAGCGCCACCCCCCCGTGAGCCGGCCACCACACGATGTAGCCGCCCTCACCGCGCACATCCACGGTGTCCGAGCTTTTACTGATGCGGATGCCAGAATCCGCGGGGTATTGGTACAACAAATGCTTGCCGCGCCGCGTCTGGTGCAGCCGGTACGCCCCGAGGCGCGCTTTGTGCTCCTGATACCAGTTGCCGCTCTTAGGGTCGCAGTCAATCACCAATAGGCCCGACGCTGAGCCTGTAGGAACCCCGATCAACGCCCCGGGGTAGCTCCGCCACCACTTGGCGACTTGCGCCCCGTCTTGGGACGCCTCGTGGAAGCCGTGCTTGGTAAGTGGCCCCTTACTGACCGGATCGCACGGGAAAACGGGGTAGTCCGAAGCGACGGCCAAAGCGGCCCGAATGGCGGGCGTAACAACCCCGTCATTGACTTCCGAACTTGAATGTGATTGACGCCCTACCCGTTCATCGGATATTTTTCGCATGTAGTTGATTTTCCGCGAGCATGGGGCACCCGCCTGTCGCCCTCGTCAGGATAGGCAGTGCGGGTTGACCCCCCGGTTATTGTGAAAGTGCGCGGCGACGCTAGCGCCGTGAAGCTTGCCCCGTCAAATTTTCTTGCGCCGGAGCGGGGAGTCGGTCGGCAACTGGTGAATGCGTGCCCAGCCACAGCCGTCTGCCTTGCACTGTGGACCCCAGAAACAACGCACGGTGTCACCCGAGGGGTGCGGCTTCAACCCCGTGCAGACACGTCGGATGCGACGCACGGTCACCCCCTTGCACGCATCAGACTATGCAACCGTTCGCGGCAGAATCTAACCGCCATGCGTACCCGGGCACGTTGCGCACGTCGTACTACGGGGTGACCTTCCCTAACCGCATCCGCAGCATCCCAGCGCGCGTAATTCATTTGGCGTCGGATAGCGGGGTCGTCTCGAAGTTTGTTATCCACAGCTTTTCCCCTACAACGGTCGCAACGTCTCGATCCGCCGTAACCCGAGCTTTTCCAAGGTCTTAGGCGTCGGGGTAGTCTTGGTGCCCCGCTGCATTCTCCACAGATAAGCGGGGTCCAGGTCGATCGCGCGGGCCGCCGCGCGCAGCCCCCCGTGGCGCTTCACCAATCGATCAATCTGCTTTTGCAAGTCGCTCTTGGGCATAGTAGTCTCCGCAACGTTGTCCAAAGATACCACACCGGGAGCGCGAAACAAGTGCTTGACAGCCGTTGTCTAGCTGGGCTACAGTAGCGACATGTATACCTTACACATCACTCGACGCGGTTCCCCCACGACCCGCACCAACTACCCCACCCCCGATGCGGCAATGGCCGCTTACGACAGCCAGGAACTCGACGGGGACGCCGTCGTTCGCGAGGGGTACACCTCGGACGGTACCCATTGGGTCGTGGCGGGGCACGCTTATGGACGGGTAATCGCGACGCGCGACGCCACCACCAACGAAAAATGGCTGCGGGAATAGCTTGACTTTGTTGTCCAGACGGTCTACAAGTACACCCATCGACAACGCAGGAGAGCATATGACCACTCACTACACCGCCGCCGGCAAATTCATCGTTCTGGTGCATTCAGACGGCGACGAGCGCAAAGCCGCCCAGTGTGGTTCGATTGCGGAAGCCGTGCAGGCTGCGAAGCTGTTGAACGACGCCAAACACTTGAACGACGTAAAGCGCCGGTACACCGACGCGGCCCGAAAAATCGCGAAGGCAGAAGCCCTCCCGGGTTTTCGCTGGACTCCGGACGAACCGACCACGTCAGCAGCTGTTGACACCGTAGACAACGCCTGATAGACTTCTACTCATCGCAGCAATGCACGCAACCAGGAGACCTAAATGAGCCACGCAAACCAGTATTGGGCAAATAAGCTCCCGGAACATCTGCGCCCGCAGTTCTGGGCGGAAGTCGACTTTGGTCACAACATGAGCGGGGAAACTGCTTACAACTACATCACAAAAGGTCGACGCTGCTAAACCGGTTCTGTAGTCAACTCGATTGCGCCTGTACCAACGGACGCAATCAGATGCCAACAGGCACCAGCGACGCCCCCGCGATGTGGGCGCCCCAAAGGCGACGACAATGTACGCAGTACGTGTGATCAACCAAGTAGGGCTGGAAGCGGCAAATTACGGCACCGTCTATGGGGCATGTCCCGAGGCGATGCACGACAAGGGCGTTGCCGAAGACTGGGCCAAAGTGCTCAACAATTCTGGCAACTGGCCGAAGGGCAACCCCGGTTACGAGGTCGTCGAGCTGGAAACTGACCCCACGCCCTGGTGCTCAGGCTGCGGCGCGATGAAGCAATCGAATTGTCACTGCGGCCCCATTGCCGCGAACGAATAACGCAGTTATGAACACCATACAGTGTGTATCAGATGCTTACCGTTTAGCCGGGTTGTTGTTGGGTATCGTGATAGGCTACCTCGTGGCCTATATGGTCCACAAACAACAGTAAGAAATAGCACAACATGAGTTTGTCATTCATCCTCACGTGCCCGGAGACCCGACAAAAGCTGTGTATCGGTCAAGGACATCACGCACCCGAACCACCGCACGCTCCTGAGATGACCGTGCTGTTTTCGGGGGAGCCGGAGACCATGAACAAACTGTACTGGTTTCTTTGCGCGACGCAAGGTAAGTCCCTGGTATTAGCCGTAGAGGATTACGGGCAGCACGTGGATGGTTGGACAGACTTCACATGAACCAAACAACAATAGGTAGTCGCAAACATGGCCGTTAAAAAAGTACTGAAGAAAGAAGCCGCCCCGAGCAGCGTGAGCCTCGTCGTTCCGCAGGCGGACCCCGAGTTGGCCAGATCCGCTAAGCGGATGCTGTCCCAAGCTCAGGAACTGTTCGTTGGGAGTGCACAGGAGTATGAGGATGCCGCCGTTGTGCTGCAGAATCTCACCACGCGCGAGAAAGAGATCGAGGCCCAGAAGGCGAAACTGTGGGACCCACTCGCGGTGCTGACCAAGAACGTGCAGGCGCTCTTCAATCCGCCACTGAAAGTGTTGGACCAAGCTAAGAAGCTGGTCAGCGGGAAAATGGGCGTCTATGCCCTGGAACAACGCAACATCGCACTGGCCGCACAACAGCGCGCCGACGACGAGGCAGAAGAAGCCCGTCAGAAGCTCCTCGCGAAAGCCGAGAGAGCAGCGGACGACGGCAACCACGCCCGCGCCGAGGTGTTGGAGGCGCGCGCGGACAGCGTCCAGGCCCCCACGATCGAAATCGACATCCCCAAGGTGCACGGTATTCAACTGCGCGAGCGCTGGCTGTTCGAGGTGACCGACCCGGAGGAGGTGCCACGGGAGTTTCTCATGGTCGACGAGCGCTTGATTCGCGCCGAAGTCAACGCCAAGGAGAGCCTCGCGAAGATTCCCGGCGTGCATATCTGGTCCACGTTGAAACCGCAGGGGTAACCGGTCATGACGAAAAAGAAAACGACCTACCCAAAGGACCACGACGCGTGGCCGTGGTGTAAGGCGTGCGAAAGCTACCATTCTCCGAAGCTGGCTACCTGCTTTGCACGAAAGAAAATGTACTACACCATCGGCGTGCGGTTCCTCTATGGACCCAACTTTGGCAAGATGTACACCTACCGCGTGTGCAATCGCAACAAGGTGACTCTCGGGCAGGAGTTGGTTGCAGACACGCCCAGCGGCTCAGCAATCGTGGTGGCCGTACGGATTGACACGAAACGGCAAGACACCAACGTGGCGATAGAATACAAGTACATCACGCACAAGGTCGCGCCACTGTGAGAAAGACACGCATCCCCACGTGCGAGCAGTGTCTTCTGCAACACCCAGCGAGTCAAGGATGTCGGGACGCGAAAATCGCGGCAGCTCCACGAATTGCAGACGAAGGACGCAACCTCGTCGGCCGCAAGCCTGAGTACCGCCTCAAAGCGATGAACAAAGCGACCGGCGAGAAATCCCGCAACACTGGCGCCGCGTGGGTCAATGCTGACGGCTCTATCTCGATCGACATCGAGCCGTTCGTTGTGCTCCAAGGTGGCAAGGATCTAGTGTTGACGTTGTTCCCGGAAGGAAAAAAGGAATGAAGAACCGCACCATCGCACAGCGCGCCGTGAAGTACGCCCAAGGCAAGGTGCACGCGCTAAAAACTCCAACGTATGAGGCCCCATTGGCGCAGGGCTGGCATGACGGCTACCGCGCAGCTCTACGCGACGTCACGCAGATTGGTACCGGGCTGACTTACGCAACTTCCCGTGAGTTGAGTGATGCGTTAGACAGCGTAATCGACCGTGCCGTTGTGACCTTTCGGGAAGAGTTGGGGAAAATAGAATGATCCACTGCAACAGTACATGGGACGCGTGGGGACTGCTGCTCACCGGGATCAGTATCGGCTGGGTCGGGGTACAACTAACCATGGCGGTCCTGATCGTCCGACGCTACAAACGGGAGCGACGTAATGGCCATTCGTAAACTACCCGGCCCGTGGGTGCCGTTCGGGAAGGGTGAGCAGCAGGAAATCACCGGCACGGATCTCGACGTAGGTCCACACCGACGTATGGCGACTCCGCTCCAGACCGCGACCCAGCGAGCACATATGCGCGGGCAAGCATTCCGGTATGCCCGAGAACGGTTGTTGAACTCAGAAAGATTGGGAATCGGCCGTGCGCCGTTCTCGCACATCGACGCGGAGACGATCGCACAGCAGGCGTGGGCGGATGGGTACATCGCAGCCCTACGCGATATTAAAAAACAACGAGGTGAGTCGTGAAGGCGCGAGATTGGGTAGAACTTTGCGTGATCTTGTTGGCGCTCTTGCTGTTGGGGGCGGGCCAAGCGGGGTTTTTAACCGGGTGTGGGCTGCTATTGGCCGTTTCTTGTCGGCATTACTGCTAAGGACGAATCATGAATTTTAGAAACGCATCCTTGAAAGGGCGACCAGTGTATTGCGGCGGCAATGCTACGCCGAAACTGATTCATCTCGTGCCGGGCACTGAAAGCAGGAGCCGCGCGCTGTGCGGTATCAAACCGCAAGGCTCCTCCAGTGGGTGGGATTTCAACGAGGCCTCGCCGACGTGCGTGCGTTGCATGTCGAAACTCGACAAGTTAGAACAGAAGGAAAACGCGTCATGAAACCCTGGGGCACAATGGCTTTGACGCTGGTGGCGCTTCTGACTGTATTAGCGCTATTGTCGGGGTGTGACACGCTGGAGAACCGCGTCGACGCGACCCGAGACTTCGCCAGCCGACACCCCGCGGTGACCGCGGTCACGAGCGCCGTTGTGGCGGCTGGGGTTACCTACGCGATCGAGCACCACGGTCACCATCGCGATGAGCGCTCACCATTTCGAGTCGTAGCCCCGGGGACGTCGACCACCCAGCCAGTTGACTGCGCTACGAATCCGTATCAGTGTCAGTGACGAGGAAGTAAACCAACTGGAGAAGGACTATGTTGATCTTGACGAGAAGGGTCGGAGAAACCGTGATGATTGGGGACAACGTCACCATCACAGTGTTAGGGGTCAAGGGGAATCAAGTGCGTGTGGGCATCAACGCGCCCAAGGAAATCGCGGTGCACCGTGAAGAGATCTACGATCGCATCAAGCGCGAAAAGATTGGGACCCCTGCATGACCGAAGTAGGACGCCGCCCGACGTTGTACGAGCTCCTACTCGCGCTCCACGCGATCGAGAGCGTCGAGGCGGATATCGCAGCACACGACCCGGAAGCCAAAACGTTCCGGGTCGTGCTGACCTTCACCCGCGCGCAGTGTCCCAACGATTGGATCGAAGGGAAACCCAAGCCCTCGTGGATGTTCGAGCAACTCACGGAGGAGTTGGCCGCGTGGCTGCAGCAGCGCAATCGTGAGGAGCAGTGGGTCTCGAAAGAGGAGCAGATGGGCTCCTCCATCGACACCCTCATGGCGCACTATACGGAAGAGTTAAAGAAAGTCGTCAAAGCCTCCCCGCAAAACATGTTGACTCGAATGCAGAAACGCATCTTCGAGGACACCATCCTGAGACTCAAGGAATTGAAGGAGCGTCGCGCGGCGGGCGGGGTATACTCCCAGACCGAGAGCCGTCGTGAGAAAGCACGCAAGCAATGGGAAGATGACGAGTACGAGGCGCCGAAGCGTGAAGAGGCGCAACGTCGCCAACAACGAAGCAATCCATATGATGGCGGCTTCCAATATGCCGGTTTTGACGACCTAGACCCTGAAATGGCACGGCAGGCGCGCGAGGCTTTCAGCAAACTTTTTAACGATAATGCGTACCGCTGGGGGCCGAATCATGGAACAGCCACCCCACCGCCAAAGTCAAACAACAAACAGCCGTGGCACGTGACCCTGGGGGTGCCCATTAGCGCCACCAAGGAGGAGATTACGAAAGCGTACCGTAAACTGGTCGCGAAGTACCAGCCGCGCACCAGCGCCGATGCGGAAGATAAAGAGCGTCATGCCAAAATGACAGAAATCAACACCGCACGCGATGAAGGGTTAGGTGGGTTATGAAAACAATTGCGTTGTTACTCTCATTACTTGCGGTGTTCATCGCGGGGTGCCCACGTCAAGACCCAGAACTACCAAAAAATGTAAGTTACTATGGCAACGTGCGCGAACTTACGCTTAAGGACGGCACTCGCTGTGCTGTCTACGATGAAGGACGCGGTGGCGGCATATCCTGCGATTGGAAATGAGAAACGCTAATTGCACTGCCTGCGGGCTCCACAAGGATGCGACCACGGTGTGTATTGACGGCGACGGTCCAAAGAACGCAGACATCCTTGTGGTGGGCCAAAACCCCGGGCAGCAGGAGGACCGCCGCGGTATCCCCTTTATCGGCCCATCGGGGCAGATCCTGAAAGCGCAACTCGCGAAAGCGGGTCTTACCACAGCGTCGATACGGTACACCAACGCGGTGCGATGCGTGACCCCCGGCAATCGCGAGCCGACCGCGAAAGAGGTCAAGGCGTGCAAGCCGTATTTGGATGCGGAAATCACGCGTATCAACCCACCGTACATCGTCCCGCTCGGTGCACTCGCGACCAAGGCGCTGGCAAAAACTAAGATCAGCACGGCGCACGGCCAGATGATCGAGCGGGACGGTCGCATCATTTGCCCGACGTACCACCCGGCTGCGACGTTCCGCGACCCGTCCAAACTGCAGGTGATCCAACAGGATTTCGCACGGCTGAAACGCCAGATAGATGGCACCCTGGGCGCTACCCAGGACGCCTTCAAGTACCGCGTCGTCACGGATAGATCGATACTCAAGGAGTTTCTGGAGGCCTTCGAGGACGCGGAGGACTACGCCTACGACACCGAGACCAACGGGCTGTTCCTGCGCAAGCCGGACTTCGTGGTCCGCTCTATCGCATTCGCACTGCCTGACTGTTCGTGGGTTATCCCGCTGGAGATGCCCGGAGGATTTTATGAGCACAACTGGCAAGCACAAGCCGCCGTATTTCGGGTGTTGGCGCGCAAAGCAAAAGGCAAGTGGGCGTGCGTGTTCCACGGCAAGTACGATTCCGGGGCTATCCGCAGAGCGTATTCCGTTTCGCTGGCCTATCACTTCGACGCCATGCTGGCGCACTACCTGGGTGATGAGAATCAAGAGCACGACCTCAAGTACGTCTCCCGCGTCGAACTCGACTGCCCCGAGTACGACCTCTCGAAAGAACTGAAGCTCAGCGACAACCCCAAATGGCTGGAGTTGATGCAAGACCCCGCCAACCGCGAGAAGTACTGGAGGTATAACGGACGGGATGCATGGAATACGCTCCAACTCTCGTACCTCTTCACAGCGCAATTACGCAAGAATTCCGCACGGCGACGGCTGTTTTACCAACTCGTCATGCCCTCCTCGCGAGCGCTGGAGTCGATTGAGGCGGAAGGGTTGCCGGTTGATTCGCAGCAGTACACCGAGATGGAAACCCGCACTTCGATGGAGCGCGACGTGGCGCTGATAGCGTTAAACGAGAGTGCAGGTAAACCCGTCAACTGGAACTCGCCGCAGCAAATCGCCAAAGTGCTGTTCGAGGATCTCGGGTTGCCCGTGCAGTTGAAAACCCCAACCGGTGCGCCGTCGACGAGCGAAGCGGCCATCGTCGACCTCAAGGGCAAGCATCCCATCATCAACGAGCTGCTCCACTACCGCGAACTCGACAAGATCCTGGGCACCTACCTTGAGGGGTGGAAACAGTACATCGTCGGCAACCGTATTTACTTCTCGTATAAGCAGCACGGCACGGTCACGGGCAGATTTAGCTCCCGACTACACCAGATCCCCACGGACGGCGATATCCGCTCTATTATCGCTATAGCGGATGACCGCGGTGAATGGGAATTCGTCGCGGCGGACTTGTCCCAGGCGGAATTGCGCATCGCCGCAGAAATGTCTGGGGATACGACCCTCATCGACATTTACCGCCAAGGGCGGGATGTGCATTGGAATACGGTGTTGTTCCTTGTCGGTGCAGGGCACATGCCGGAGTACGCTGAGCAGGCGCTAAAAACCGCGGTGGCGTTACGCCAGGGGTTCAAGCAGGGGCGTATTTCACTCGCAGATGCGTTGGAGATACTGCGCGTCGCAGGGGTAGACGCGTGCGCCAAGATGTGGAAAGAGTGGAAAACCGCCCGCACTAACGCTAAACGGATAGCCTTCGGGTTTTTGTACGGGATGTACGAAAATACCTTCATAGAAAAAGCCAAAGTTGACTATGATTGGTATTGTAGTTACAAACAGGCGCACGCGTTCCGTACGGGCTTTTTCGAGGTATACCCCGGCTTGGAGCCATGGCACAACCGCTGCAAGCGCATCGCGCGGATCGACGGCTACGTGACCAATATGTTCGGGCGGGTACGCCGGCTGCCCGCGATTCAGTCAACCGATAAACTGGCCCGCATGGAGGCGGAGCGCCAAGCCGTCAACGCGCCCGTGCAAGGCACCATCGGCGATTGGAAAGCCGCCGCGATGGTCGAAATAGACGAGACAATCGATAAGGACCAGTTTAGACTCGCAGGCGAACACCACGACGCCCTCCTGGGGCTGGTCCGCCGAGGCTGCGAGGACGACGTATTGCCCCGTGTGCGAAAAATAATGGAGCGCCCCAAGCTCCTCAAAACCTTCAAGATCAAAATGCAGGTCCCCATGGTGGTTGACGTGAACGTCGGCGCGTGGGGCAAAGGTACGGTGTACCATGACCCTAGACACTAACTTAAAAATTGGGCTAGGCCGCCCAAAAACGTTGGAAGAGCAAATGGCCGTGCAAGCGGACATATCCGCAATGCGCAGGGCAATTATGTTCGGGCAACGGGATAGCTCTCTCATAGCGCACTGTCTCCAAGTGGCGCAACATCAGGGGTTGAGCGGCGAGGAGACCTACGTGCTTCTCGCGTATCACGCACTCGTGGAGATTGAGCAGTTTTGGCGCAATCAGCTGAAGCTGGCTGCGTTGGATATCCGCACGACGGGGATTACTCCGTGATCCTGTTCGTCAGTAAAAAACGCTACGCGATGGAACTGGCGTGCGCGAAGCGGCGCGAGGAAATGTTGCAGCGGGCAATTGACTACGCGCTCCGGGAACTGCGCCGATCGCAGCACGCCACCGCACCCTTTCAAGACTGCGTGCGACCCGCGATAGGACGACTCTCCCGAGCGCAAGTCGACGTCAATACGGTACGGAGTGGATATGAGCCTTAACACTAAAGTCAAACTCCCCGAGATGGAGCGGTTCGCAGCAGCTGACCTCGAAACCGAAGTCGCTGAAAACCCGCTCACCGCAGCTTTCGAGTTGATCGCGTTGCGGAAAGTCGCCCGGCTCGCTTCGGAGCTCTGCACGGCCATCGAGCGCGGCGAGAAGGACATCGGGGGCTCTCGGCACATCCGCAACATTCTAGCGGATCTCGGACCCGCGTGCGACGCTGTGGAGGGTCGTTAGCGTGGCACCGAGCAGTGACGCGCCCCGGCGGCACAACCGGTGTACCGAACCGACACATCAACGGTCGAAAACCAACGGCCGCTGTTTGGACTGCAAACGTGCGTGGCAAGCACGGTACATGAAGAGTAAACACGGTTCGGGTAGCGCTCCATCCCGCGCGGCGACCTTCGAGGGTAACTCGTGTGCGGTGTGCAATAGTACCCAGCGTTACGCTTATAACAAGACTTGCGTCGCGTGCGCGCGTCGGCATTCCGTAGAAAGAAGCGCAGCCAGCAATGCGTACAATGTACCCGCGGTGTTTACCCGCTGGGTGACTGCGCCATTGCCGGAGTCGACGGGTGTTTAAAACCGGCTTCAGCAAGGTGAAAGCTTGGCGCAGTTGCAACAAGCGTTACGACTTCGCATACAACCGCAATCTGCAGGCCAAGCGCAAACCCGCTGCGATGTTCCGCGGTACCATCCTGCATGAGATGCTCGCTGCTCGGGACACGTATGGGTTCCCGGAAGAGGTGTTCCTCCAGTACGAAGACAAGTACGGACGGCTGTTCGAGGCGGAGCGCGAGTTCTACGGCGAGAATTTCCTGGACGACATTTGGCGCATCTATCGCGGCTACGTCCGAACGTACAAAAAGAGTGACTGGAAAGTCCTTGCAACGGAGGGGCTCGTCGAGATGCAGCTCACCCCGCAAGTCTGGTTCGAAGGGCATTACGACCTCCGCGTTGAGAGTGCTGGACGCCGTTGGCTTGTCGATCGTAAAACGCATCGAGTACTACCCACCGCCGAGGAAAGGTTCAACAATTTCCAACTGCTCTTGTACGTGCACGCATGGAACCACGAGCACAGAGCCGCCGACCGCGTCGACGGTATCATCTGGGACTACCTGCGCACCAAAGCACCCACCATCCCCGAAGTGCTCAAGAGCGGGCAACTGACCCGCCGCAAGGATCTCGACACGGATCTGTACACGTACCACAAGGCGATCCGCGACAACGATCTAGACGCGGACGGCTACGATTATTACTTGCGGGAGCTGGAGAAACGCTCCACCGATCGGTTCTACCAGCGGGTGCCGCTGCCGGTGCCATCGAAGGAAATGACCCAAACGGTCGTACAGGAGTTCATCCACTCAGCAGAAGCGATTCGCACCGCGAAGCAGTTCCCGCGCAACATGACGTACACCTGTAACCGCTGCGAATTTTTCCGCTTGTGCAATGCCGAGTTGTCTGGTATTAACGCTAAATTCGTCGAGAAGAACGACTATGAACAACGCCCCCCGGACGAACGTGAGGTTGGTGAAGCGGCATAACCCGCGCGTCGTGCACTGCAAGCGGGAGCCGTACGATGTGCTGATCGACCGCACCACAGAGTGGGGAAACCCGTACGTGATTGGTCCAGACGGCGATCGTTCAGATGTGATCAGGAAATACCGTCAATGGATAGAAAGCTTTCCGCACAAAAAGCGCATCATTCGTGAGAAGCTGCGCGGTAAGGTGTTAGGATGCTGGTGCGCTCCGAGGGCCTGTCACGGCGACGTTTTACTAGAGATAGCGAACGAATGAGCAACGTGAAGAAGACGCGCTCGAAACCGAAGCGGGGTAAACCCAAACGCAACGTGCGGTTGGTAATCCCAAAGAAGGTACTCACTGAGGTTTTACACCGACTGTTTCAAATAGAGATGGTTACATCTAACATCGCTAATGAGTTGTATAAGCGGGAGTACCGTAGGGTATGGATGTTCGTACACAAAGGTGGAAACGACGGACAGTCCTTAGGAGCTGAGCGCGTAATAGGTATCTCAGAAGCTAACTGTTGGGATAATGCACTTACGTTTTTCGGTGAAAATTACACCAAAGAAAACCTACGTCAACAAGGTTGGTGCCCTGTGCCAGTGACTGTATTACTATGAAGAAAATAACGCGCCCGGCCCGCTCCATCGAGAGTCGCATCAAGCCGCTCAATGAGGTAGAGCGCCACGTCGCTATGTTGTGCTACGGCGACCAGAAAACTGGCAAGACGGTATTCGCGTGCTCCTTCCCCAAGCCGCTCCTGCTGATCGATATCATGGAGCGCGGTACCGATTCCGTTATTGACGTCGACAGCGTCGATGTAGTACCCGCCGAGAGCACCCAGGATATGGAGGATCTCTACTGGATGCTGGAGAGCAAAACCAAGTACAAGTCCGTAGTGCTGGACCAGATGACCGGCTTGAGCGCGCTCGTCATCCGCGAGATGAAGGCTAAGAAGAACCAGCGCCCCGACGATGTGTTCTCACAGCGCTCGTACGGCCAGCTCGGCGGGTGGATGCAGCAGTGGATCTTGAATTACAGCCTTCTGGTCGACAAAGGCTACGACGTCTGTTTCCTGTCGCACCAGAAGCGCATCGAGCCCCAGGACGAGGACGACGATCGACTGGCGCCTGAGATCACCGCAGCCCTTACCGCCTCCGTCACGAATTTCCTGCTGGGTGCGGTGTCGGTGATCGGGAACCAGTTCATTCGCGAGTCGTACGACAAAAAGACGAAGGAGACCGAGATGCAACACTGCATGCGTCTGGTCAGCGGCTTCTATCGCTGCGGCATCAGACGCCCTGTGTCCGCAGGCCCGGTGCCGGAGTACATCGTCAACCCGACGTACGACAAAATTCTGAAACTGTCCAAAGGCGAGTCGCTGGCTCGCAAGGTCAAAAAACTATGAGTAACGCTATCAAAGTCGTCGTCCTCGGGGACGTCGTATTGCCGCTCGTACGCGTCATGCTGGAAGAAGACTTGACTTGGTACCAGCGCGAGGAAATTTCCCGCGCCATCGACGCGTGCCGGCGCCAGTGGGTCGAGATGGGCAAAGCGCAGCAAATAGTGAAGCAACAAAACATGCAATCACAGGGGCTTGCGGGTGTCCAGCTACCACAGGGCAACGCCCCAGCCGTTCGCGGCTACTAATTTTTGTTCGAACATAACGCACGAGGAGCAACTAGCACATGGCACGACCCGCAAAAACAACCCGCCGCAAAGGCAACGTGATCTCGATCGACTTCACCGGGGTCAAATCCGGCGGCCTCGCAATCCCCGATGGACGCTACGCGGCTAAGATCATCGCAGTGGAGCAGAAGGAGGGCAAGGAGTCTGGCGAACCGTACCTAGACCTGACGTGGGAAATAACGTCCAAAAAGTGCAACAGTCGCGAAGTACGATTCGACAACTACTCGCAACAGCCGCAGGCGCTCTGGCGTCTCAAAGGCCTGTTGGAGGCGCTGGAAATCGAAGTTCCGGACGGGGAACAAGACATCGATTTCGACGAGATCATCTCGGACGAGACCGAATGTATCATTGAGTTGACCGGCGAAAAGAACAACGAGGGCAAGACTTACGCTCGCGTCACCGGGCACGCACCTCTGTCGGATGGCGGCACGGTTGACGACGGAGAAGAGGACGACGAGAAGCCGGCGCGCAAAAAGCCCGCGAAGGACGAAGAGGAAGACGAGCGCCCCACGCGTCGCAAGCCGACCAAAGACGAAGAAGAGGAAGACGAGCCGCCGAAGCGTCGTGGCAAGAAAGATGCCGACGAGGAAGAGGAGGATGACGACAAGCCGTCAAGCAAAAAGGTCAAGAAGGGCGCTAAGGTGAAATTCAAGGACGAGAAAAACAAGCTCACCAAGGGCACCATCGAGAGCATCGACGGGGACACCGCAACGGTGGTGACGGCAGACGACGAGACGTACGAAATTGATTTGGATGAGTTAACCGTCATCAGTTGATCGTCCGACTTGAGTCCCGCCCGCGCGCCTGAATGACCCTGGACCATGGCTACGAGTTGTGGCAGGGGCACGTAGGGCGCGCGGGTATGGGCTGAGTAACTCAAAATGCCAAGACACTTTCCGTCGAACGGCCCCTATCTCGATCAACTTGGGGTACAAAAAGAGCACGCCAAGCCGTGCCCGTATTGTGGTGCTTTATGGACTTCTCTAACAGTAGAACCCGGGGGGTACATTCACTGTACTGCGTGCGGCGCAGACGGCCCTGAGGTAGATACAAATCGTATGGACGTGCGCGACACGCTAGAGAGAGCGTTGCTCGCTTGGAATAGACGATACATCGCGTGAAGCCCCGCCCATACCAAAAAGAAGCGAAGAACAAGGCTCTCCCCCTAATGCGGGACGGCGGCGGCTTTGGCCTGTGGCTCGAACAGAGAACCGGCAAGACGTTAACCGCACTGATGATTATAGACGAGCTGCAACCCGCGCACCTGTGGGTCATCTGCCCCAAGGCCGGAGGTGCCGCGCCGGAGGTATGGTGGCGCGAGATCGGGCGTTGGATGAAATTGCACCACGGGCTGGACGACACCCAGATTCGCGTGATGAATTACGAATGGTGGGTGAGCAAGCGCCGCACGTTGTACGCGGAGGCTAAGACGCTGCGCGACCTCATGGTAATCTGCGACGAGTCGCATTACATCAAATCCCGAGGTGCGGCGCGCTCGCGCGTCGTACGGCGGTTGGGGCGTCTCGCTCGCTGGCGACTGGCGCTTACCGGGACACCAATCGCGCAGGGCCTGCAAGATGCGTGGTCCCAATTTGATTTCATCGACCCCGCCATTTTCGGGGTGTTCGACAACACGTACGAGGACCCCAAGACTAAAAAAATCCTGTTGGAGGAGGGTTTCGAGGGGCGCTATCTCATCCGCGGTGGGTACCAGAAGCACGACGTCGTTGGTTTTCGCCACGAAGAGGAGTTTTACGAGAAATTCCACGCCCATTCGTACCGCAAGACGCTGCGCGAGGCGCGCGATACTCCGCTGATGATCAAGTACACCCAGGTACCCGTCGAATTAGAGAAGGACACCCGCACTGCCTACGAGGAGTTGAAGCTGGATCTTGTAACGGAAATCAACAAAAAGAAGATCCACGTCAAGAGCGTCCTCGCCAGCCTCATCAAACTGCAGCAGGTGACCGGCGGTAGTGTGTTGATGGCTGCGGAGGAAGAAGGCGCTAAACCTGAATTGGTGGATATCAGCCGCGAGAAGCTCAAAAAGCTCAGCGGGCTCGTGCGCCAGATCGAAGAGAAACACCCGGGCAGGTTCATCGTGATTGCGCGGTTCATACATGAAATCGACCGCATCGCTAAAACGCTGCGCAAGATGGGGTATAGCGTTGCGGTCGTGCGCGGCGGAGAGCCGTACGATGGCAAGTTCCGTGAGGATTGCATCGTCATGCAGATCCAGGCGGGTATCGCTGTTGATATGTCCCAAGCGGACAGCATCATCTTTTTCAGCATCGATTTCAGTGTCATAAATTTCGAGCAGGCAAGGTTTAGAATCCTAGATTTCAATAAACCTGTCGGTCACTATTATTTCCTGACCTCTACCGACACTATAGATGTTGACGTGTACACTGCAGTTACGCGTAAAAAAAAGCTGCTTACCCTGGTATGTGATACCTATCGGGGATCGTGTGAAGTTTGATCGTAGAGTATTCTTGAAGAAGGTTGCCCGCACCGAAACTTGTTGGCTGTGGGCGGCTAAGGCGCACAACCTTAAAGGGTACGGCGTGTGTAGGATAAATAAACGCAACTATCTGGCTCATCGGGTAGCTTGGACGATTTTTCGTGGCGCGATACCTGCAGGGCTTTGTGTACTACACCGCTGCGATACACCCGGCTGTGTTAGGCCGACTCACTTATTTATTGGTACGCAAGCAGATAACTTAGCTGACATGCGTAAAAAGCGACGACATCAGTACGGAGAAAACCACTCCGGTGCTCGGCTAACTAAAGAATTGATACCTAAAATACGCGCAGCATACGACGCAGGACAAAACCGTGAACGTATCGCTACCAAGTTCGGGGTCTCTAGGGGTGCGGTACTTGGAATAGGCCGGCGAGTAACTTGGAAACATGTGCTATAATTAACGCTATTGCTACGTAGACCGAACGAGGACGAAATGACCGAGATACCCCGATATCGCATCGACGCAGAAGATGCCGATACCCTCTATGTGTCAAACAATGGCCCCCTGTGCAAGTGGGCCGACGTCGAAGCGCTCCAAAAAGCGTTGCAGGAAATGACTGCCCAAGCTCTTGCTGCTGTGTGGCTGATTCCCGACGACGAGACGCCCATCACTCTGCGCAACTTGCGCGCGGAGGCGCGCAGGGTGTTCATGGGCAAGGACAAACAAATTATCGCTAAACTGCAGGACGAATTGGGCAACTCACAGGAAACTAACGCAACGTTGCGTCAGCAAAACCAAGCTTTGCCGCCTAGCATCGGTAGCGTGTACGTACGGGATCGCAAGCACAACTTGGACACGCTATTGCGTATTTTCGAGATCCGGCACGACTCCGGAGGTAACGTGCACATCGGGGTGTATCTACCGTGACGGTGCGCAAATTGCCAAAGCAGCCCACTGGAAACAAGCTATTGACTCGTGAGGAGGTCAAGCAGTACGAACGCGCGTTTTATGGTCCACTGCCGGATGAGCCTCCCGTAAAAGAGCCGAAGAAGGCGCCGCGTCGCAAAGAAACACTCGCGTACGCCCTTGTGAAGCCACAAACGCCGGAGGGCTTCGTGACGCTGCCCCAGCTCGCCGCCGAGCGTGGTATGCAACCCCAGCTCGCGCGCATCTGGATCAAAAACGCAAATCTCAAGAAGCCCGGTACGCGTTGGCAATGGCCGAAGGGCTCCCCCTCTTTGAAGCGCGCACGCAAAGTGTTAGGTCTACCCGCATGAAAAAGCAACCCAAAATAGAACAAAAACCCGCCCCCAACGATTTCGCCCGCATCGCGGAATCAATTGGGCGCATCTCTGACACCGGTAAGGCTCTACGCGCCTCCGGGTTGACCCGAGATGCGACGATTGTGCTCCTCAAGCACGCGACGGGCATCCCCATGAAGGACATAGGCGCGGTGTTGAACGCGGTTGAGGATCTACGTCGTTGGTGCTTGAGTCAGCGACCGTGAGTGAGGCATCCTTCTGGCGGTACCTGTCGAAGCTGCTGCCCCCGGACGGGCACTTCACAAGAATTGAGTCGCACGACACCGCAGCCGGATTTCCCGATGTGCACTTCACCCTCAACGGCAATTCCGGCACCATCGAGTTGAAGGACGCCAAACGCCCCGGAGCCAAGTACCCGTTCAAAGGGGAAAGCGGGTTACGGCGTAGTCAAATAGTATGGATGATGGAGGAGATTGACACGGCCCAGGGGCGGGTGCTACTCGCGCTCCAGTGCGGCGACCGCGTGTACCTGCTGAATGCGGATCTGTACTACGACAAGCTGCACCGCATGACCGAGGAAGACATTGCGCGCGTCGCATGGGTAAAGTGGAAAAAGGGCGCCAAGCGGAGTAAATCGGAAGACAACGAGTGGCCCCTGGACAACCAACTACGCGACATGTTAGAGCAACTGTGAACCTCTTTGTGATACCCCGCGCCGTTTTTACCCCGTTCGAGTGGGACGGGCGCAAGTGGATCAAGCGGGATGACCTGCCGCGCTTCCGTGAGCCTGAGGAGGCCGTACAGTATGGGTATGACCACCCAGAGATCAACTATCGCGACGGCAAACAAGTGTTCCTGCAATGGCAGGAGCGCGATGAGAAGGTATTCATAAACGAATTCCTGCAGGGCGTTGGGCAACTCAAGGTGCTTCTATGACATCGGAACGGCGTTGCAAGCACCCAAATGCGCGTGTCATCGAGTTGCGGGGCAACACGGCCACCATCCGGTGCGAGGACTGCGGTCCATTAGAGCTTTATGCGCCGATCCGGCCTTGGATCTCAAACCACGCCTGCCGGCGTGTCCACAAGGCGCCGAAGTGGGCACAGAAACTCATCGATGCGGAAGTGGCTAAACAGCAGGCGGTGACCTCGTGACCTCAAAAACGCAGTTATATCGTGTGAGCTACACGGTCCACACTGAAATAAGCGCTGAGACGCAACTGCAGGCACTCAAGATGGTGATGGAAGCCGGCGAGATATTCGACTCCGAAAAGGAGAACTGGAGCGTTCGACTCGCTCACGAGACGAAAACAGAGCATCGCCTGTGCCTGCATTACTGGGGCGACTACAGGAAGCGCTGCCAAAGGCCGGAGGGCCATGCGGGCGAACACTGGTATCTGGCACCAGCGAGCGCCATCAGCGTAGAAGTTGATTTCGGGACAATGCCACCGGAGGAACCGACACCGGAAGTGTGAATTCCCTGACTGTCATGGCGAGCATTCGACCACTGCCCATATCGACTGGGGTCAGTATCGACTGAACGGCGGTTCTTATTGCATGCATGTGTTCGACGGAGAGACTCGCTACTGCGGGCGCGGAGAGCGCTGGCCCGGCCATAATGACCAACCTGACTGGCCCAACCATCCGTTTGTGCCTGGCTGTCCATCGCCGGAGAGCGAGACATGAGAGCCGCTAAGCCGGACGCTGAGTTCAAACGCTTCATCGCGCTGGGCCACAAAATCGCCAAGCGTATGCGCCAGGAAGGAGTTGAAATGACGTTTCACATCAACTTCGCGCCGCTTAAACTACCCGCCGTGGGCAAAAGCGGTAAATAAAGCTATGGCCCCCCGACCGTAGGCATGATAACGCGGTTCGTATCCGCGTTGACGACCCCGGTCAGGTTGCGCGTCGCGGGAGCCATTCCAGATGATGACCGCAAGGACTGTGCCGCCTGCTGTACCACGGGGTGCTGCATAGCCTCACGAGAGGCACGCAGGGTAGCCGCAGCCGAGGACGCATCATTGTTCGCCAAGTGTGACAGCGCATCTTTCACCGCACTGATCGCGCGCGCCCCCAGCGTGATGACTTCCCCACCATCCGCGTATTTCTTTTTCGCTCGTCCGCCCATCTTCGCTTTGAGCTTGGGCAGCTTTACTTTCGCGCCGGCCATGTGCTGATCGATATTGTGCATCGTGTCCATGAGAGGCACGCGCGGCATGCGCATGCGCCCCGCGTTGCCGATTGGGTTTCCCAACTTGGGTAAGCTTGCGCGCATGCCCATCGGGTTACCCACGAGGGACGCAAGCGGCGAGATCGCGCCTCCGGCTGCGTGGTGTTGCATCGCGTGACTCAACAGTGCAGAGCCTTCGTCGGCGCGATTGAATTCTTGCGCAATGGCTTGTGAGGGCGCGTGTTTGAGCCCGCTGGGGTGCCATCCGTGCGCAATGCCCGCCATCAAACGTGCTTGCCGGGAACTTTTAGACGGCATATCAGTGTGCCCCTTGCGCGGCGTGTGTTGAGTCCTCGGTGCCCCCCGCGCCCCAGTTAAGGTACTTGCCTAGCGCGGAACCCTCCCCTGCGACTTTAGCGAGGCCCATGGGCGCAATCAGCGCAGGGTCAGTAACGGCATCCGTTGCGGTCTCCCCCAGACTTTGCGCAGGCGCTACCCCGGCGGCCTTCTGCAACCGCTGCTTGAGCTGACTCAAGCGTGTTGCTGCGTCATCGGACCATTGCAGATGAGGAGACGAGGTGCCTTGCGGCCCGGGTCCATTGAGTTTGTTGATCAACGCGATGAGATTGTGCGGAGTCGCCGCGACCGCATCTAGCGCGCCCGCAGGCGTACCCCCTTGGGATGGGGTCCAGGCCCGCCCCCCGAGAGCCGGGTTACCTTGGGCGTCCAACCCATAGGCAAGGCTCGCGAGGTTGGTCGCAACCCGTGCACGAGGCTCCGCTTCTGAACTCACCCCCATCTGGCGGGCCGCATCCGCCAATCGCCGGATAGAGGACTGTGTATCGTCCACGGGCGGCTTCTGGTGTTGGATGTAATCCCACTGGGCGTTGTGGAGTGCTTGCGCGTAAGCGTCCGCATGCTCTGGGGTATCAAACACCCCCAGGTGCTCCCCCGTTTTGTGGTAGTGCTCAATGGCTTGCTGCGGCGTGAGCTTCTGGCCATTGACCACCTGGGGGATCAACGTTTCGCCTTTGTCAGTACCAATAGACATCGACAGCGTCGTACTGATGCTGCCGTCTGGGTTCTGCAATACGGGGCGATCCCAGATGTCCTTGATGGTCCCCGGCTCTCGTAACCCCTCCGCAGCGGGGAGCTGCGGCGCTCCGCGCCCTACCAAGCCTCCATCCGCATGTGCCTGGGGGCGAGTCAGCCCCCCTAGTGCGGGGTCGCTGGCGGGGACCGTAGGCGGTTGCAGGGGGGTAAGTGGCGGCGTCACAGGCACTTGCGCTGGATCAGGAGCCTGCACGAGTGGCGGCCGGGGGCGATCCGGGAAGCGTGCTGCAATCGCGGTGTCCTGGGCCGCCCTCTGCTGCGTGAGGCGCTCCAGGAACTCCTCCAGCTTCTGGGCCAGCTCCACGCGGCCACCCCCCGCGTACCCGGCGGACGCGGCGGGGTGCGCTGCCGAGTTCGTGCCCTCGGCGATTGAATCCTCGTACTTGCGGCGCGTCTCCTGAGTATCTCGGGCGGATGAGGTGAACAAATAGTTCCGCAGGGCCGCCAAAGCGTCGTGGATCGCGCCACTGACCCCGGGGGAGCCCGGGGAGGACGACCCTCGCGGAACCCCGCCCCCATCGGCATAACCGCGCTCACGCCGCAGTAGCGCCTCACGTAGCCGGTCGACTGGACTGCCCGTCGCGTTCCCCGGCCAGTCCACCCGCAGGTCGCCCGCGACCTTACGTAGCCGTGCGGCGGCTTGTCGACTGCGCTCAGCGAGTTGTGCGGGAGACGGCCCTTGGGGGACCGCATCCGTAAGCGTAGGCGCTCCAGGGGGCGTACGCATCTGCGCGCCCTTGGGGGATTTCGAGGGCGGCCGATACGTGACCGCGGGAGCCCCTACCGGAGGGCGTTGCGTGCCACCCTGCTCCAATACGTTCTCAAAGGGGATACCGCCGGCTTGCGGGGTGGGCGCCCCGGGCGGCGCGATGGAGAAATCGCCCCACTTTTGCGGCCCCTGGAAATCAACCTCCGGCATTGGGGGACGCGAGATTTGCTCCCGCAGTTGCGCCAAACGGGCCGCCGCGGGGTGTTGTGCTCCAGCGGATTGCACATCGGGGGTCAGTCCCAAATTTTCCAACGTGCTGGGGGTGCTCGCGCCGCCGCCGGCATTGACCATCGACGGCGAGGGTAACAATCCTGCGATCTGCGGGGTCACGGGTGAGCGGTTCCACCCTTCGGGCATCTTCCCGTGGTTGAAAAAGTAACTCAACTCAGGATTGGTGGAGGTCTGTGCAGCCAAATCCGGTCGCCCGCGTCGGAGGAGATCCGCCAGCTTTGCGCGTAGCATTGGGCCTGCTACAGCGCCCGCTATACCCCCTACGACAGGAACCCCCGCAAAGTGTCCCGCAGCTTCCCCAGCACCCGCGCCGAGCCCCGCCGCCATTAATCCCTCTGTTCCAGTAGCTGCCGCAGCAGGGAGCCCACTAGCAACGTGGCCCACGATAGCCGCGTTACCCGTCAACAAATGCGGGTTGCGCTCCGCAAGCTGCCCGTACACCCGCGCGTTAAAGTGCTCGCTACCTTGCGCCCCCTGCAAAGCTGCCTGTGCTTGGTAATTCTTGGCCATCTGCACGCGGGCCTGTAGCCATAGCGGAAGATCCACCCCGGGTTGCCGCCCCGCAAAATCCTCATAGGCATTCGCTAGGGAGTGGTACGCGTCCCCCAGCGCACCCTTATCCGGGTCATCTGACTTCCAGTGTGACTTGGCCCGCTCACGTGCTTCTCTGATGTTGGCGAATAGCTCATCCTTGGTGAAGTTAGGCTTAGCTAACATCGTCTCTTGGAGCGCTTCCACATCAGGGGAGCGTGGGAGCTGACTAACCTGCTGCGGTAAATTACCCAGCGCGGTCTGCAGCTCAGGGTCTTGTGTCAAATGGTGCGGCAGCGCGTCCTCTGTCGCGTGGTATATACGCCCCGGCCCGACTTTGCGCGCGTTCTCCAGTGCTGCGACACTTGGCGTCTGCCCCGGCACAATGCCGGCATCCTTGGAAATCAACGTGTCTGTAACTGTTTGCGCCCCCGGGGACAAAAGATCCGCACGGGTGCGTAGCCCGGTGTAGCCGGCAGCTTCAGCGACTTCAGCCGGGGAGCGTGCAATGTTGGTTGTCGCGACGCGTTCAGGGAGCGCACCCCGGACTCCCAACACCCCCGTGATATCCGGAATGGCTTCCTCAGTAGCCTCAAGCCCGGTGCGAAGCGCGGGCGACAAATCACCCTGGGCTTTTTCAACCCCGGTCCAATCCACCCCCTTCTGAATTCCCTGCTGCGCAAGGTCCACCCCCTGCACGAGCGGGTCATTCGAGGGCGGCAATTCTGTTGCATCGTTGACTGCGCTTCGCACTTTCTGTGCAGCCTCAGGGCCTCCGGCCATACCCGCATAGCCGCTTGCAACCTTACCCCCAAGTCGAGTAACCCCTTGGCCCAAGCGTTCCGCCATGCCCACCCCGGGCAGGTCGCTCAGCGCTTTGACGATCTCCTCAGGACCCCACTCTTTGCGTAAACTCTTATGGCCGCCGTCCTCAGTGACTGCGTAGAATCCTTTAGGCGGCGCCTTACCTTCCGGCCACGTGTCGCCTTCCTTGGGCGCGCTCGCAACCGGTTGCGCGGAGGTTAGATCAAACCCCCCGCTTTGGGGTACTGGCTGTGCGCTGGCGAGGTCGAATGCCATTTACTTCTTCACTTCTTCGTATGACTTGCCGTCCGGTGAGACGTACGCTTGATTGCCGTCCTTGTCGATGTGAAGCGCCCAACCTTTGGCGTTTGTGGGCGCAGCGACACCCGCGGGGGTAGTCTTGGCTTTCGCTCCCGCTAACCCCTGCGAGGCAATGTACTGCTGCAGCGTCATGTCGGGGTTCTGCTCGTGGAGCTGCTCCAGTTTGGTCACGTCATTGTGCGAGAACGGCACCGACGTCCGCAACATGTTGACCATGTCCTGAATTTCGTCTTTTTGCTCTTGCGGTATTTTGGGGTTGTGCAGGTACGGCTCGATACCCTTCTCGACGATCTGCCGGTACTCCGCCAGTTTGTGAAGGCGCGTATATCCCGTATCCCCCTCACGCAATTCAAGTTTGCCGAAAACGTCATTGAGCCCTTGTGCCGTCTGCAAGCCGCCAGACTCCACCATTGCGAGGTTCTTAGCCAACCCCGGCAGCATCGTCATATAAGACTGCACCTCCTGCGGAGCCAGCTGGTTGGTCAGGACGCCTTTGGCGGAAGCAAACAAACTCTGCCCTGGAGATGCGCCCACGCCAAAGAACCCGGAAGAAGCTCCCGTGGGTAAATTCGTGATGTTATCCACCGCCGCGGTTGCCTCGTTCGCGGACGACAGCACCCGCTGGAACAGCGCACCGCTACGCGAGTCAAGTCCCGCGCCCTTCGTAGTCGGAGCCGGAGCACCGAATGGGGTTGCCTTACCCGTGGATGAATCTACCATGTAGGTTTGCTTGGCAGGAGTACCGTCAGGGCCGGCAACGTCGTGCTCCACCATGGAAAAGTGCGGGGTACCCGTGGTCGGCTTGGGCGGCTGCGCAGTAGCTCGCATCGCGGTATCTAACATCCTGCCTTGAGTCTTTTCCTGCAACTCCTGCAGCGCCAATCTGGCTTTCAAAGAATCCCGGTCGACCCCGGAGAGTTTTTCCGCAAGTCCCGTATCCTCGTCCCCCTGCTGCTGTTGGAACTGCTGATTCTGTTGGCGCCAGTCGGCTACCGCACCGGCCGCCTTGCTCCATTGATCCGGGATTCCGTGCGCAGATGGGGAGAGCATCGCCTGCGCGAATCGCAGTCCCAGCACGCTCGGATCCATACGCTGGGAGGCCAAGCGCTCGCGGGCCTGCTTCAACGCGTTGCGTGCTTCCTGTGCATTCGCATCGAAGTCCTGCAGGAGTGCCGCTTCGCCTTTGGTGTCGACCCCTTCCGGGTGCTGCTTGAGATAACTTTCCCCCCATGCGCGCCCCTCCGGGGATACCGGCGGCGCCTGTAGCGAGCCCAACGCGCTCTGCGGGGGCGCGTCGGTATCGTCGGTCACTGCGTCTAATGCGCTCACGCCGCCCTCCGCAAATGATCCAAGCCGCTACGCGGTTTTGCGAACCGCCGCGTGGGGCCACCGCGCGCGCCGCCGCCAAGAGCGCTGCCGACCTGACCCGAATTGAGCCCCGCGTACAGCCCGATTGACTGACTCAGCGGGGAGGCGCCCGTTACGGGGGCGTACGCGGTATTTGAGCCTTGCGTCATCCCGGGGGTAGTCGTTGGGGTAGCCGTCCCCTGGAGCATCTGCGACAGCCAGGAAGCCTGCTGGTAGGGATATTGCTGTTGGTTCAAGAAGTCCTGATATCCCAAGTTGAGGTTCTGTTGGTTCTGCCCTTGCTGTTCTTGGCCCACGGTATCGAGCGCACCCGCGCCTTGTAGCCCCAGGCTCTGCCCCGTCTGGGCCAAAGTGCCGAGCGTATTGGCTCCTTGCAGACCCAGTGCGCCTTGCTCGTACCCGAGGCCACCACCAATCTGTCCCAGTGAGCCCAACGCACTGGCGCCTTGCAGCCCCAGCGAGCCCTGCTGACCTGCAATACTCGCAGCGGTAGATCCAAGTCCAGCCTCTTGCTGAGCACCCTGCAACCCCGCAGTCTGCGCCTGTTGGTATGCTTGACTGAGCGCAGCATTGCCCGTTGACTGGATGCTCTCCGCGAGCTGGTTAGCGCCTTGCGTCTGTGCCCGCAGGTCAGCGGACGAGCCGGATTGTCCCGCAGCCGCATATTGTTGTTGGATGGAAGGCTGCAGCTGGTTCTGCCAGAACTGCCCCGCCTGCGTCTCGGCCGCGCCGATCACGTTCTGCGCGTACGGGTTCATCTGCGCCGCAGTCGGACTGAGCGCGCTTTGGATCATGCTATTGGAGTTCGCCAAGTAGGGGGACGCCGCGCTGTATCCCGCGTTCGCCGTGCCCAACGCACTTTGAATCCCCGCTTGCGCCTGCGGCAGATACCCCAACGCGCTGTTGATCGCGCCGGGCTGCGCAGAAGCACCCGCTAACGCACTGGCTTGATCCAGCGGTTGCTGATACTGCCCCTGCAGGTTCTGCACCGTTTGAGCCGCGCCCGTTTGCGCATCCGTCTGGGGGGCAATTCGTGGGCCACCGTAGGTTTGATACGGTTGGGATGCGACTGAATTAGCCTGCGCCAGAATGCCCTGCGTGTACTCTTGCAGCCACGTCGGGACGTTGCTTTGACTCTGGCTGTAGTTGGTCCCCTGCGCCGGGGTTTGCCCCTGGAACAGAAAACTCAGTGGGCTACCTGTGCTGCTCATTTACTTGGCTCCCCCGCGCAGGTATGCCTCGGGCGCCTTGGACTTCATGAACTGTTTCCCCTTCACGAGTTGTTTGCCGGCGTGCTTTCGCACTCGTACGCGCAACTGGTCCAAAGCCCGTGCGCCCGCCTCGTTGGAGCCGTTCCCCAGCATCGAGACGGTTCCGCCGTCCATCACGTACTCCCCGCCCGAGAGCTTGGCATCGACGTCATCAGAGGTCCCGTCCCCGTGGCCGGGGTCCGGCACGTAACTATCTCCTTGCGTGGAATCGAATGCCCCCCCGTGCGCCATGGTAGTAGCGCCGGGCAATATGGGTTGAATAGTCTTCATCCCTGGAGCGGTGCCCGGGGCGGCTACCCCTGGAGACGGCGTCACCGCCGGAGACGCCCCGGTGCCTGGGGACACTCCCGGTACGGTCGGGAGCTGGTTGTTGCTGAAGAAGCTCTGCTCCGGCCCTTGCCCATACGTGTACCAATTGGCGACGTTCGGTTGTGTGTACGAGCGGTTGTTGGTAGGAGTCGCGATCGACGGCGGCGGTCCGTAGCCGGCTGGCGTAGCCGGCGCGGAAGCCGCTTTGTTGCCGCCCAACGCCGCAGCAAGCAGGGGGGCCAATGCGCCATACTGCTGCAGGAGTTGCCCCATGGAGGAGACCCCGAGGGCGCTCCCCAAACCACTCAATGCGCCGCCTGATCCCAACACACTACCCGTCTGGGTGCTCAAGCCGGGGATTTTGGAGGTTTGCAACGCAGGGTTATTGCCCTCTTGCAACCCGCCCGGCACGGGGTTCGCATTTTCATTGACGTTGAACTGGCTCCCGTCCGCGTTGTATCCGGTAGACGGGGTATTGTTGTTCAGGTACTGCTGCAAATTCTGCTGGCTATCGTTAGGCGCCACCAAGCTGCTGTAATCCACCGGCGACGGTTGGTACAGGTCAGAGAGCGTGTTGGTGTAATCGGCATAATTGAGGTAACTACCGCCGTCCGCGAAATGTCGCTTGCGGTTGGCGAAGGACCCCTCGTACAACTGGCGCAGTCGTGCGCTGGTTTTTGAATTACGCTTCATAGATCCGCCCCGCGCTGCTTTGTTTGCTGACTTGCCCGTAGGCCCTTTGTTGCCCACTTGCTGTAAAAGCTGACTTGCTTGATTGAATTGGTCGGGGACGTACTGCTGACCCCACCCCATGCTGGGTACCATACCCGTGCTGTAAACTAACTGTTGTATATTGGCGGGGATGTCTTTTTGCGATTGCCCAAGAAGCCCGTTTACTTGTTGAGCTATCTGGCCTTTGTCTCCGCTGGCAATGGCCGACTGAAGCGAGTTCTGTACGCCGCTCCAGTATTTCGGAGTCAGCTCCACTGCGGGAGTCTGAGTATCGAGATACCCTGACAGCAACATGCCGGCTATGGGGACGTACTGTCCAATCGTGCTAAGCGCGGTACCTGCGGCAGACCCTGCAGCGCTCCCTGCTCCAGCTCCCGCAGCGGCCCCACCAGCTCCGGCTCCTGTGCCAGCCAGGGAGCTTGCGGTGTTGTATAAATCGTAAGCGTTTAGAGCAGCCCCTCCGTACCCGCCAACTCCGCCCTTCTGCAACCCGGAATAAATCCCGAGCGCATCCCCTGCCATGCCAACCCCCGGCACCGTCCCGCTACCTCCGACAGTATTAGCCAGCTTGCCCGCGTTGATCGCAGCCCCGGCGTACCCCACCGGGGTTCCAGAACTCAAACCGCTGTAAATCCCCAACCCGGCCGCCGCCCCCGACAAGGCGCTATTGCCACCCGCCACGCTGTTCGCATCCGCTAATCCCTGCTTTGCCAGCCCCAGCGCTGGCGAAGGTCCACTTGACCGCGCCGCAGGAGAGGGTGCCAGTGCTCCTGCAGGGTTCGTCGCAGGCGGGGAGGTCAGCGCGGAGGAGGGCGCCGGTGTGGTCTGCGTGGCTTGCGCTGTTGGGGGAGCTTGCGCCCCCTGCGGCGGGGACGAAGGCGCAGGCGCAGGATAGCTGCCCGCAATCGTATAGGAACCCCCGGACGATGGGGCAGGAGACCCGTACAGGCTGATCAACCGGCTCCACAGACCGTCGTTGCTCATAGCCGCACGCACTCTACGAACCGCTCAGCCCATAAGCGCCAGTCGGTATACCCCTCAGGTACGGGCGGGGAAAATCGCGCGACAGCCGGGATAGCAATTGTGCTGTAAGCCCACTCCAGCCAGTCATCCCCTAGCAATCGCATTGGCGGCGCAGAAGTCGCTAACGTCAAATTCACCGCATCCGTCCACTGGTGCAGAGTCATCTGGCGCGGGTCGATCACTTGGTGTACCTCCCGTCTGTCTCCTCAACATGCGCCAGCGTATTCCCCAAGGTGTAATCCCCCCCGGGGGTGTTGCTCTCAAATTGGAACGCCAACAAACGCGCGTTCTGTTTCAGGTACGCCAGCTCCTGGTCGGTCGTGGTAATGGTCCCCGGGATAGTCACCAGCGGCGATTGGTCCTGCGTTACACGCGCGTTCGCCCGCGAGAACACGGATACTTTGAGGTCAGTTGCCGCACTACCGATCGGGGTTAGATCAGGCTCGATCAAGCTTACCCGGTATGCCTTGTCCTTCGGGGGGTTGCGGGTAATGGGGGAAAACTCACTCGTCTTGAAATACGAGCGGATCGGGAATGTCGCACCAGAAGCTACTTTGTCCAGCCCCGTCTCATGCTGCCACAACGTGTACCCGGTGGAAGTCTGCACCAGATCCATGAAGTACGGCTTATTGAACACGCGCGGCGAGGTGCCCGCAGAGCGACTACCTCCACCGGTACCTGAGACCGCATCCGGCAGTGGCGTGTCGAACCATGTATTGAGATACGTGTTGAACACGATAGCCCAGTTGCATTCCGTAGCGCCAAACATCGGCGCGCACCACCAGATTTCCCCGAACGACTGCACCTTGATCGCGAATACCTTCTGTCGCTGCGCAAAGTTCAGATTCTTGAAGAACCACTCCACATTCAAGTTGTTGGGCAACTCGCGCACGATACCGTTGAACAGTGAGAAGTGGTCCACCTCGGGCCAGTAGTAAATCCCGTCGAACTCGACAATAGATTGTGAGGACAGCACCGAGACTTCCGCCGAGATCGTGTTGAAATTGAACGGTATCCCCGCCAGCAATGCCGGGTTGTACGTCGCCACCACTAAGTCAGCCAGCGTCCAGAAGATAGCCGCAGGGCCGCCCGAGCCGTTACGCAACGGGAGGCCCTTGACTACTTTCTGATCCGAAACGAACGCGGAGTTGAACGTCGACCCCGGGGTGATGTTGTTGATCTGCGAGATGTCGATCCGGCCATAATTGCTATACCCGATCAGGTAAGGCGCAATCGCGACGACGCCACCACTCACGTTGGGCATACCGCTGGCGACTAACTTGCTAGTCGCAGCGGCGGGTCCGTAGAAAATCGGGGTCTCGACTGAACTGGTGATATCCACCAGATTCTGCCCCGGGCTGCCGACAATGGTCGTCTGCCCGCTGGTGGTGTCGTAGAACTGATCTAACATCCACAGGTTGTTGACGTTCGCGGTAAACCCGGAAGCCGGCGTACGGTCTGCTTGGAACCCCGGGTTGCCGAACTGATCCGACTGCACCTGCGTGCAGAAACTCTGCGAGCCTAAGTGGATGTAGTTCGTGCCGCCAAAGAAATACGCATCCATCCCCCGCACCACTTCGGGCAGTTGGGACGTGATCGATTTGTAGCCTGCGATCTTGCGTGGTAGCCCCCGTCGATTGAACCGCACCCATAGGCCGTCCTTGTACTCATCCCCTTCGAAAAGCGTGCCGTCCCGCTTGATCCCGGGTTTGGAGACGATCTTGAAGGGCTCTGTCGTAGGCATTACGAGTCCGCCGGGGGTATCAGGGGTTGTTGGGCCATTTGCTGCGCCTTCTGCTGCAGGACCCGCAGTCGGGCCTGGATGGCCGCACTGTCAACAGGGTCGCCGGTAGCGACCTTGCGGGGAAATTTACTCCCCGGTGCGGGCATGTTTTCGGACGCGGTTTGTCCCGGCACGTACTTGCGGATTGCGCCATCCTTCATGAATTTGATATAGCTGGGCACTTTCAACTGCGCGGCCACTTGCAGGTCATCCGGGGAGAACAGCTGCCCATCCGCATCATTGCCCGGGTGTGTATGGTAGATGCCCGCGATCTTCCACCCCTTCTGCACCATGGCTCGCAGCGCGAAGTGGTCGTGCTGCTGCGAGGGGATCGGCGTGGTCGAGAAATACTGCCCGTTTGGATGCTGCATGAGAAGTCCAGCGGATTCCTGGTCTCCATCACTAATACCGTGGAGCGCACTCCAAGCGCTCGTGTCGAGGTCGCCCTGGCCCGTGTCGTTGGGGTCTACAGATGCGGTAGGGAGTTGATTAGGCACTCAGGTCCACCGAATCACAGCTTTGCCGACGTTGCCCGCACCGCTGGTAGATGCCACGTTGCCGCCTACTCCACCTGCGTTGCCCGTGCCGTTTGTCCCAACTATTCCCGCCGCTCCGGCGCCCGGTGTTCCCCCAGCGCCGTTGGCTCCGGTGTTGCCTGTCGTATTGGTTACGTTGCCGCCCGAAGCGGTGCCTCCCCCGCCCAACGTAGTGCCATTGTTAACACCGCTCACGGTGGTTGAGGTCGCGGGGGCGCCGCCTTTGCCGCCGCCTGCGCTCATCGTTGTGAACGTGCCGGAGAAGGTGCCTGCAGCGATTGTTACGCCAGTACCCCCGTTGCCTTGCACTCCCGCTGTAACAGAAGCGCCCCCGGTTCCTATGGTCAGTGTGAACGTTTGGCCAGAATGTCCCGACACCGGCACCGAACTCTTGTTATACCCGCCCGATCCGCCGCCCGCTCCGGTTCCAGAACCAGAACTGAAACCTCCGCCGCCTGCCCCAGTATCGCCGAAACCTTCCATCGTGGCCGTAGTGGCGCCCGGAGGTATCGCCGGAGACTGCGAGGTCGTAAACGTTTGCGTGAACGCAACGAACGGCGCACCAGAGGCCAGAAGTACATTGAAAATGCCAGTCACGAGAGGCCCGCTCCACTGATGAGCGCCACACTCGCACTGGCGAACAGCAATGTCGCGATTCCTGCGCCGGTAAGTGTGCGGCTGCCCGTTGAGGCGCCGTTGCCAGCCCACTGTAATGTCATGCCGGCGCCCTGCGCGATAGTGAGCGATGCGCCGTTGCCGATGAAAATGGACACCACGGCGCCTGCGGAAAATACTGCGTTGTTGACAGTGAATGTGAGCCCGTTTGCGGAGGCTTGCACCGACTTGCCGCGGTCTGCGGCTACGAGCGTGTAGTTGGACCCCTGCACGTTGAGCGGGGTGTCTTTGTAACCCAACTCGAACAAACTTGTGCCGTCGTTGCCAAATACGACGCCGTCCCCTCGCACCTTGAAATACGCGACAGATCCAGCTTGATTTTGGACAAGTAGTCCATAGTCTGCGCTAGTCGTGCCGGCGTTAGCCGCGATGCCAAAAGATACCCCGGAAGTAGAAGAGCCTGTTGCCAGCAGTCCTAGTTGTCCAGCGACCCCCACTAGAGATAACGTTGTGCCGCCGCCGGGGGCGGGGATTGTCCACGCTCCATTAGTATCTATAGTGAGTCGGTTGGCCGCCGCCGTCCTATCGAACAGATTAAATACTCCGGTCGCACTTCCGCCTGATAAAATGCTCCATATGCGGGTTCCGGTTTGTCCGTCCTGTATATCTACCCGGCCGCTGACACCTGAACCCCCGGTGAAAAGCCCAGTGGCCACCCCCGCGACAGGACCAGTCACAGTTAAAGGTACGCCACTAGACGGTGCGTTGATTGTTACGTTGCCGGCAGTACCTATGAGCAGAGAATTGGCGCTAGGGCCCGCAAAAAATGCTCCATCACCTCGAACTAACAAATAGTTAAGAGTAACGGCTTTGTTCTGTACTTGCAGTGGAAAATCAGCACTGTTTGTGCCCGCATCGATCACCAGACCATACGACTGCCCCGTTGTAGCACTTCCGGTTATTTGAACAGCCTGGATGTTAGCTGCCCCGTTGACACTCAATGTGGCGCCGCTTGCAGGGGCGTTTATAGCAACCCCGCGGGTGCTCAATACTTTAAGTATCTGATTCCAACCCGCGTTGTATTGCCACAGCTCAGTCTGTCCGCCAGAATTTTGTAAAGTAGATGCGGTGGTGTTTGTAGTATCAAACAACTCGATATTGGGGCCGTTCGCTACTATGTTAACAGTTGACCCGGCACGAGATATCTGTATATCCGCAGCGTTACCAGTAGCACCTTGCCCGCTGGACGCTAAGATAGTTGTCGCGCCCGCGCCCCCTCCGGTAACAGCCAACGCCGTGCCGCTGGAGGGGGTGTTTATGGTCATTCCGGTCGTACCGGCCGTAAACCCCCCGGAACCCCCCGGATTGACAACTAACTGCCCATCCCCACGCACCTGTAAATAGTTGGTGCTGGCCGCTTGGTTACGGACAAGGAATGAGATATCCGACCCATTCGTGCCCGCGTTGATGACTTGCCCGAAGCCTTGACTCGCTGTACTACTTGAAGTGACGCTTATCGCGTATGCACCGGCAACGCCCGTGACCGAAAGCGTAGTGCCACTAGCGGATGCATTGATGACCCACTGGCCCGCCGAGCTTATTACCCCACGCTGCACCCCCGCCGTGGAGATGCCAAGTACGTCCGTGCCGGCTTTATAGAAGCCCATCGTCGTGTCGGACGCGAACGTGATGGAGGGCGCCGCAGCCGTACCATCCCCAAACGTTACGCCGCCGCCCGTGATCGCGTTGACGATGTTGAGGCCGTCACAGTACAGAATCGTACGGTTGGCCTGAGGCACAACGAACGTCGTCCCCGCACCGCCCGCCGAGATCGTCAGTGTGAAAGCGCCGGTGGTCTCGTTATCGATCCAATACTGCTGAATCGATGCGGGCACCACGATAACGGTGTTGCCCGCCAGAGCGCCCGTGAACTTGTACGAGATGCGGTTGAGCTGCGCCCCCGCTAATATGACATTGCCCGAAGCGCCCGCAAGGCTGATGGTCACGAAGTTGAACGAAGACGCGACCGACTGACCAAAACCCAATGTGATGAGGTTCGTGCCATCACTGATCAGGACGCACGAGTCGTTCGGGTTGAAGCTCTTGCTGGAGGTCCCGTCGATGTTCCCTGCGGCAGGGGCCAACGTGAGCACCCCCGTGCCGGCGTTCTTGATGTAGCAAAACCAATCCGACCCCACGGTTGCCGGAGCTGGCGCGGTAAACGTACCCCCCGATCCGCCGGTCCACTCCACACACGCCGCGCGGTCGCTGTTCTGGATCGCATAGTTGGACCCCTGCGCATTGATGAAGATGCGCTCGTTCAGGGTCGTCGTGATAGCCTTGAGCCCGTTGCCCGCCAACGCCGCAGCGTTAGCGCTGGAGGCCCCCGCACCGTACTGGAACACCCGCCACGTGCCCGCGAGCGTCGAGTTGTCCGAGATGTAAATCTGCCATACCTGTCCGGAAGCAATAGCCGCGATCGTGGCGCCAGAGGCGTCCAGCACCGAGAAGGTATTAGCCCCAACATTGTTGAACAACGCGCAGTACCCGACCCCCACTTGGCGCGCATCCGAAAGCTGGATCGTCAAGGCTCCCACGGTCGCCGTGACGTCGATGATCTCCGCGACAGACGGCGCGGTGATGTTGGATTCCAGCGGCCAGCCCAGGATGACGTTGGCGGAAATGTTCAGCGCCAGGTACGTCGGGATCGCAGGAGCCACGACATTTCCACCGAACACCGTCTGATAAATACTGCCGGCCATGTCAATCCTCGTTGCGCACGGCGGCGCGGTCTACAGAGCGCATCAAGTCTTCCTTCTCCAGAGTCGAGACCGCCTCTTCATATAGGGGTTGCCACGTCTGCATGCGCTCGTCGTTCTTCAAAAACGGGGTGCACTCCATCAACGTGCGGTACAACAAGGTCTCCGGGGCGTAGCTGGTCCAGAAGTTCGTCTGGTTCGAACTGTCGAGGAGTTGCGGCAATCCGTAGTAGAGGATCTGCCACGGGTAGGCAATTACCGGCGTCGGCACGATGAGCCAGTGCGCGTAGTCGTAGTCCGCGTAGTACATCGGCTGCGCCGTCAAGGTGAGGTCAGGCCAGTAGCTCAAGCAGTACTCGTACTGTCGCGCAAATAGCGGTGTCGCGGAATTCTGCGCAGCGTCCGCCGGGGTCGCGATACCGAAGTTCATCGAGATCGTACGACGCCAGCCGTTCGGCTTGGTGTACACCGCGTTGCCCGCGGCTAGTGCCCCAACGATGGGGATGTTCATCCCGAGGATCTTGAGACGCCGCGCAATCGCCCGCTCCGCGTTGTTGATCAACAGCGGGAAGAGGTTGAAAACGGTGGGGTCAGTCGTGCCGCTCCCACGTTCAAGATAGGCTTGCAAATTCGAGATCAACGAGTTGAACGTGAGAGCGACAGGCATTTACGCGACCTGCGGCATATCAGGCGGCAGCGCTGCACCGTTCGGTACAGGTGCTGGGGGCGCCGGTTGCACGCGCGAGGCGGTCAGCGCAGCTTTCGCCTGCTGCACCTCGCCGATGACTTGAGCCAGGGGCATGAACTCGCCCCACAACGGGCAGCTGCGCGACATGAGCAGCGCTTCGATATTCGTCAATGTCTGAAGTGAAAGCATTTCGTCCTCTTTACGGTTGTTTAGCGATAGATGCGATGGTTGCGTCTTTGTCGCGCGCTCCGGCAGTAGTACCGAAGTAATACGACAGCACGAGCACTGTCGCGGAATCAAAAGTCCCGAGGATGCGCCCCAGAACCACCCCATCCACGGTTTTGGGTTGTCCCCACACGATGATGAACCCCTCCAGGAGAGCCGTCAGGATGATGACGGTGTAGGCTAAAATCTGTGGAGTTCGGTCCCGCACGGACATCTCACGCCCTCGCGCACTGGCGGTGTCCGCTGCGGCTATCCGGTCCTCCTCCACCCCGAGGTCCGCCAAGTGCGCCTGGAACGCATCGTTGGCCTCCTTCATTTTCAACATGACTTGCGGATCCCCGGAAAGAACCGCATTCTCCAACGCCTTTTGGTCGCCCTTCGGAGTACCCAACTTACTCGCGAGGAAATTACCCGCCAACCCACCCAACGGGCCGCCGAAAGCGGTTCCGATCAGGGGCGCCACGGTAGCCACCACCTGTTTGAATTCGTCCCCAAAACTCATGATTACACCCCATCCAGAAACAAAGCTTTTTCGAGTTGTCTACGCCGCAGCAGCCCCGCATTAGGCGCGCCGTTAACGTGGTCCCACGCCAGGAACTGCTCCGCGGCCGGGCCAATCTGTCCATTGTTGAGTAAATGCAGCAGGGTGGATTCCACCCATACTTCCCCCGTGCGGTGCTCCAAGACGACCGTGCCGGCGTTGTATGCAAGGCTCACCAGCGCATCAAACTGGTGCTGGGTCAGGGGGACTTTCACATCGTGGGTGACGCCGGTTTCCTCCACCGCAAGATCCCCCATGAGCCAATCCAGCGCCTTCTGTGGAGTGCACGTGGTGCTCTCCGTGACGTCGGACCCTGTGTGTCCCCACCCCGCCGTGAGTACCCCTCCGGAATCCCGGTAAGCCTTGTCGCGGTAGTTCTCAAAAAACTGGATTATTGCAATACCTAAAGGACTGGTACGCATCACACCTTCTCCAACCGGGCCACACGATCGTTGAGCCTATCCATGGCGCCAAAATACGGATCGGCGTTTTCGTGCTTCCAATCGCGTAGATCATCAATGTCCTTTTCCGCTCTACGGAGCCTGTCCGCGTGAACCCCAAAGTCCTCCAACTTGGTTTCTATACGCTTCAACGTGCTGGTGTTCTCCCGGTGTAGCTGCATGCGCTCTTTTTGCATGTCGTTGAACTTGCCGTCCAACTCTACCCGGGTAATACGATTGGCCATACGACGCTCCACGGTCCACACCCACGCAAGGAGGGCGCCTGTTGGTACTAATGCTATTTCCACCCAACCGATGACTTCATCCATCGGCACGGGTTAGCCGCTCTGGTTGGCGATCAACTGCTGATCCTGAGCTGCGAGGGCTGACGGTACGTTGATGCTGGTGTCGGGGCGCACGAACGGTAAGGTAATATCCTCCGTCTCACGCGCCGGCAGGCGCCACGGGTCCAGCACGTCAAGGTCATCTTTGCAGACCATGAGGCCCGGTGAGTTTGGGTCAGAAGACAACTCACCCAAGGGAAGTTTTGCACTACATCGACCGCACAGCCCCACTCCAAGGGTGGCTTGCCCGGTGGTATCAACAAAATAAGCGGGTGACTGCATAGCGTTACCGTGTGTAAGCTCGGATGTTAGGGCGCATCATGACGGGAGACGAGTCTGTTTCAGACGCCCACCCTTCCGCCCAGCGGTCCTTGTCTTCTTGCAGAAGAGCCGCTTTATCCGTATCGCTCATTCCCTTGGCGATCTCGGGGATCATGAACATCAACTCTTTGGCAGTGCGGGTGAGGATCGCGAGAAACCAGCGCTGAGGCACTTCAATCGTCTGCGTCAGCGTCCCCACATCCTGCACGTAGCGCTGCACGTACAATACGATCTGGGAGAACGTGAACTGCAACTGCGGTGAAGGCCACAACGTCAGAGTCGGTTGCGGGATGCTTTTGTTGTACCAAAACTCAAGCGGCCGCCCCTGGAACCACTTGTTAGGGTAGTTTGAATAATTATCCCGGTTGATCTTCGCGATGGGGATTTCCTGTGGAGCCGCCCCCGTCACGAACTCCGTCACGTTGAGTGTCGTACCCCCAGAAGCCTGCAGCCGTACGTACAGAACGCCAGCTTCGGGGATGCCCTGCACATCTATCCACTGCCATTGACCGGTGATCGCAGCCAGCGCGGTGTTGGTGTAGATCGGCGTGAAAGTGATTCCGTCCGTGGAGGTCTGAATAGCGACGCTCCATGTTCCCGTCGCGTTGGGTAGAATACCAAAGACGACCGGTTGCCCCGCCCCCGGGAATTGCACGGTGAGCGCGCCGTTGGGTGCAGTCTGCGTGCACGCGGTCGCTAGGTTATTGTCGAACGCGTTAGCCGCGACGCCCCCCGCTGAAGAGGTGTAGATGATGCCCGGCGCGGGAAGCTGTAACTGCGTGATGTTGCGCAGGTTGGCGTTGAGAACATCCACCGTGCCCAGCGGCGCGAGCACATCCTGGACCGCATCGTAGATCGGCAGGACGACTTTCTGGACCGCCCAGAGCGCGACGCCTTTGGAGGCGAGCGTCGACAGCGCGAGGTACAACAGATCCTGCGCAATCGCGATGTATTCGGGGGTGATCTTCTGTGGAGCGAGCTGACTCCGGCCGAAAGCCCGATCTATTAATTTTCCAGTGTTGAATACAGTAGTCGACACCGTCCCGGAGGTAGTCATACAGACACATGCCGCCAAGTTTTACGACGCAGTACGTCAGAAATCCCCTGTTGCGATATACCGAATTGCTGGCCAATAGCCTTCTGCGTCCACCCGTTTTGGTGGAGCATAAAGATATCAACAATCCGCTCCTCTACTAAGACTGCGCTGCCTTGGTCACTACCACGCGCAGGAGTAAAGCGACCCTTTCGCAACATGTCGTCTGTATTGTCTTGAAAAGTACCTAAGAACAAGTGCTTAGGGTTAACACACGCACGATTGTCACAGCGGTGCAATACGCACTTGGCTGGTGGGATGGGGCCTTTGAACAACTGCCAAGCGATTCGGTGCGCTAGGTGCTGAAGCCACTTGCCCTCACGTTTCACCCCAAAAGCCCCGTAGCCCGGCCCCCGCGTAGCGCCTACCCAAAGCCAGCATGTGGGGGTCTTCCGCACTTTGGAAAGGAACCGAGGTTTGATGCCCGAGGTGGCCAAGTCGCGCGCTCCTTAAGTGGAAGCGCGCCTGCACAACGATCGCGGCACACTAGCGGACGAAAGTTCCCGCCAGCAGCGAGCCTAGCGGCTTGAACTTCACGTTACAAGAGCGAGAGCCCCCAAAAAATATTTCGCAAAAGCGTCCATTTCCCCCTCGCCCACGGCGTCTATAGAGAAGGAACCTAGGAAGACACGGACGTCACCCTACTTTACCCCGTGCCCGCGCGGCGGGGCCGTACGCACATGCTTGGCCACCTCCTGCTTGGCGATCCGGCGTGCGGGCACCGGGCCGCCCCCAGCGCGCGCCAGAGGTCCTGGGCCGGGCATGGGCAAGGGGTGACGCATCGGCAGCTGGGGGCGCGCAGGCAGCCCCTGAGGCCGCATCCCCATACGTCCGCCCAGGCCCCCGGGGGGCATCGCATTGACCATCGGAGGCATAACCGCCCCGCCAGGGGCGTACATCGCACCGCCGGCGTTCTTGTGCGGGATCTTGCCGCCATGCTTGTAATCCGGGCCGCCCGCGGGAATGTGCGTCGAATCATGCACAGAGCCCCCGCCCGCGAAGGTCTCCGCGTGCTTCTCCGCCGCCGAATACGAGTGGCTCACTGAGTGCGTCCGACCACCCTTCGCGTGGAAATGCTTGTGCACGTGGAAGTGCTTGGTAGGGCCCCCTTTCTTGAAGCCTGCGGTGAGGGGCGTTTTGCCGCCGTGCTCGGCGAGCTCCACCGTGGGGGCCTCCTTACGCAACGTGGCGGCGTTGCCCTGCATACGATTGCCTTCTTTCGGGTAAACCTCCGCATGGCCGGGGTTGGTGTCGACCTTGTCGACCGGGCCGCCGCGCGCGAGCCGGTTGAGCGTACTGCCGGTGCCGCCCCCGATCGAGCCGCCGTCCCAGTGGTGGTGTCCCCGGAGAGCCCGCGAGGTATCTTTAAAGCCTGACATACAAAGCTCCTATACAGGAATACTAGAGCCCGTGAGGATGACTTGCAGGTCGCCTGTGCCAACTTCGGATTGCAGTGCGACTCTAACGTAAACATCCGTGCTGACTGGAATAGCGTCTACAACTGCGCTTACTTCAGGGACGTAGTAAAGCTTTCCTCCCTCATCTACTCCAGTAAGCGTTAATCGCCTAATAATGTTGTCGTAATCCGGTGAGTTAGTCCCCAGATTAACTACCACATCCTCCAACCCGCTACCGGATGTGCAGATGAACTGTACGTCTAGAGGATAAAAAAGCGTATTCGATGGGGTTGTACCCAGTAGCGTATTACCTTGGGCGGTTAAATCAACCCCTTCTACATGCAGTGTATGGTCATAAACAGACATTTGAACAATCCTATTGGATAACCCGAACCACGTAAGTAGACGCAACTGGGGTCAGCGCAGCAAGCGCGCACACCTTCACAGTGACAGTATTCGCTGAAGTTACCTGCGCATCCCAGATAATGCCGTCCCCTGGATACGTGTTAGGATCAGTCAAAGCGACCATGGAAGTAGTAGCTCCAGTCACGGTGGCGGTACCCGTCGCACACGTCGCAGGAGTTAAAGCGCCGCCGCCGATACTCCCGGAGGTGCCTGAAAGAATTGGAGTCGTCCCTGCGGGGAGGTCCGCGGTAACGATTGCACGTAACCCAACCGCGCCACTGGACCCGTTCGGGCTAGCCAGGACTTGATTCTGTGTCTGACCCCCCGCGAACGTCCCCGCAAGGGTGCCCGTTCCCGTAACCGGGGAACCCGCCACCGTGAACACCGAGGGTAAAGTCAACCCGACACTGGCAACGGTTCCACCGCCGCCCCCGTTTGGGCCGCCATTGTTAATCCCCGTGGATTGGGCGTACAGCACCAACGGGATAGCTACCGCGAAACTGACCGCAATACATAACCAGACAGCCGCTTTACGTACGGGGTTCATGAGACCATCCCTGATTGCTGCACGATGATTTTACCCGCACCGTTACCGGAGTTGGTGAGCAAGCGAATCGCGGAGACCGGCGCCCCGATAGATCCTGATTGGGTCGTGGACGCGCCGACCAGATTGGCCCCGGCGGAGAACCACGTGAACGGCCCTGGCGCTGCGCCAAAAACATCATCCAACGTCCACTGCACCGTGTAATTCAGCGTCCCTGTCACAATGACGCCCACTGAGATATCTGTCGGACCCAGGTACCTATCCACGGGTATTTCCTGGGAGCCACCGATCTGCAGCGTATCCACGGTCACGGCGGAAGCGACCGCCGCACTGACCGCGATCTGCGTCACCGTACGATAATTCAGGGTCGTCTGCACAGTATTGGCATTAGGCCCGGCGATCGTCTGCGAGATGACCCGCCCCTGGTCATCCGTCCCGGTCACCGTGAAGTTGACCGCAGAATCATTACCCGCAGAAGTAATCCCAACGGTCTGCTGTGCAGCCAACGTCGCGACGCCTGCGGAAGCGAGCGTACCGTTGATCAGGAGGTTGCCCGCCCCCGCGGTGGTTTGGGACGCGCAGATAGCCCCGACCGCCGCAGCGGCCAGGGTACGCGAAAACGTTACTGGGCGCATGACGCCTCCTCAGAACGCCGGCGTAGCGTTGATGTTCACCCGGTCCTTAGCGACTTGGAAAAGGTCGATCAGCAAGGTCGGGGTCGCTGCGGTTCCTTTCACCCCGATCTGCGGAGCAAGTAGCGTAGCCCCAGGGAAGTTCACAGGAGCAGCCACCGCGCCGCGCGCGTTCGCCGTCACCCCGGGACCGGACACTTCCCAAAGGATGCGCCCGTTGGGGGCGGTCGGGTAAACCCCGCCATCCCAATACCACTTGTAGGTACCCAAAGCTGCCGCCACGACGTTCACCCCCAGCGCCACCGTCGTCAACACGCTGCCGACCGCAACGTTGATACTCAACGCTCCCGCGCCGACCGCGTCACTGGAAAACCACACCCCATCCGTGATCGCCGTGAACGGAGTCGTCGTGATGTTGGTAAGACCTGCGATCAACTGACTTGAGTTGGCCAGCGTGGAAAGCTGAAGTAACCCCTCGTACCAACTCCGAAAGCCTTTGACGAGCGAAAAACTCGCTACCGATCGCTGCAAAGCGGCTATGAAAGCGGTCGTCGCCGCGATGAGGTTGATGGCGCCGCCATCCGCCGACGCGAGCGCTACGGTCGCCCCGGTACCCGTCAGCGTGTACCCATTCGTAGTCCCCGCCGCGACTGGGCCGCTGTAGTAATCGAAGTCATCGATGTAGATATGCAGCTTGCTCTCGTCCTGCACCGGCAGGTCGGAAAAAGTCTCCGTATCGCGAGCGTTGGTCTGCCCGAACTGGTTACGGGTAACTTGGTTGTCGAACATGTAGGCAGACTCCTAAAAACTTAGTTATGGAATTCCATGTAGGACACCATACCCACAGGGCCGGCGCTCTGGGCGTACACCGCGTCCTGCGTGGGGATGTCGTAATTGATCCCGCCGTTGTTGGTCCCGAACGGCGGGTAGCCCGTAGCAGCCCCCAGAGCCGTGTCCGCGATGTAGATCGGCACACTGCTGGTCAGCGTCAACTTGGTCCGCGTGCCCAGCGCTGGGCGAATCTGTACTGCCGCAGTCGCCGTCACCGCAACCTGCCCGGTAGCAATCGTAGTCGAGGTGTCGTTGATCGTAGCCATATCAGGAAAGAGGCGCGCCCCGCGCGAAAAGTGGATAACCCAAGCTAACGGGGACGAATCCGCGCTTGGGGCTGCACAGGTAGAACGGGGCGCCCCTCATACTTTACGGGCCCTTGTTTACAACCCCGGCGTGCCGTAGAGGCATCGCGGATCCGTGAACGACGGAATGTACCGTTCTGTGGCCTTGTACCGCATGGAATCAGTCTCGAAGTCACCCTCCATGCTCTTCTCCAGCGTCCGCCGCATGGCAAGCTTCAACCCCTGCCGCACATCCGTCTGGATGAACCACGCCGTCTGGGACGTGAGCCGTGCGATGTTGGCCTGCCCCTTCGGCAGCAACCCCAGGGACTTGATGGGATTGACGTCGTTGTTGGCCGTACCCGCCCGCAACACGCTCTTGAGGAGCACCTCACCCTGCATCACGTTCGAGGGCGACGTGACCAACTGCAGCGGTGTCAAGCGGATGCGCTTGCCGTTGTTATCCACCGCGTTGCGGACCTGGATGAGCATCTGCTCAAGGGAGGTCTGCGAGAGCGCAGCGGCCGTGGTGAGCTGGTTCGAGAACGAGCCCGCAGGAGGCGCCAGGGGGTGATTGGTCGCGATCAGCGCCACACCGTCTCCGCCTGCGAAGGAGGCGTTGAAGGCGTTGTTGATCACATTCGCGCACAACGTCTCCTTCGTCTCCACCAGCGACTGAGCCAGATGCTCCGCGTAGATCGTGCCGATCTTGATGTGGTCACCGTCTTCGACCAGTACTTTGGTCAGCGCGAAAGCCAACCCGAAAACGGCGTACAGATAGCGCTGGATGAACAGCACGCCTCCAGACTGGTAGGTCACCGGGGTGCCGTCCGGCAATGCCGGAGCCGCCCCCATCCCGAAGAGCACCGGCTCCTCGTGATAGTTGCGAGGAGTGCCGCGGAACTCGCGGAAGAGCATTTTCCACTCATCCGCGCGTTGATCGTAGATACCGTCAAAAGTCTCGTTGAGAATGGGCTCAACGACTGAGCGGAAGTCTGTACTCCGCATGGGAAGTGCCATAGTAGTTCTCCTGTGGCGTTAGGTTGCGGAGTTGGGTTAGTACGGCGCGCCGGGGATCGGCAAGTCTTGGTGCAGAGCAATCTCTACGTGTACCTGAGTGAAAGCGTCCCCAGGGTTGTTGTCGATACGCTGCGAGAACCCAACAATGCGAAGCTGGTTCAGCAATGTCGGAGAGGCTGCAGTACTCAACGTAGCAACGTCCAGCCCTACGGTAGAGAAGCCGGTAGTCGCGTTGCCGTTGGCAGAACCGTTAGCCGTGATGGACGCCAAGTTGCCCATGGCCGTCGCGGGCACGACGCCGTTCGCTTGGATCTCATAACGAATACGTGGATCACGCGTGATCCATGCCACAGTCGGTGAGCCTGCGAACGGTACTGTCGCCGCAGGCCAAAAGTTGGACACCGTACGCCGGCCGGTCGCCAGCGTGAATTCGACCCCTTGGAACGAGCCCAAAATCTTGTTTGCAGCAACAAGGCTACCCGCAACTACGGATGCGCCCAACGCAGCCGCTTGCACGAGGTTACTGGTTCCCGCGCCCCCGGTATCGATCTGAATAGGGGAGTTCAGGAAGATGTTGTTGGCGTAGCCGCTCGCGATAGTGTAGCCGCCATAGGGCTGACCACCGCCAGAGCCAAACGCAGGCCGGACTACGCCGGACTCATGAGCAACGGGCGCTAGCCCGTACGGATTGTACGCAAGTGACACGGTAGGAGCCTCACAGATGAGATAGTCATCCGCTAGCTCTCCAACTCTTCAGATTCGCAGAAGTTGGGAGCATCACGGGCCTGTCCCAAATCCTCTGTGCCGGGGTCTACCATCGGTGCACGCATCTTGCCGCCACGTTTCGCAGCCTGCGCTGCGACCTCACCCGCCTGAAGAGCTTCGTTGTAGATGCTCTCTTCGTTGCGGGCGGGCTCGTTGTGGTGCAACTCTTCCATAAACAGTTGGTAGGTACTCAAGGGGATTTTCATCCCTACCATTTCTCGCCACGTGATGATGCCGGGGAAATCCGCCGACTTCTGGTCCGTGAACGTGAAATCGGGCGCCTCTGCGCGCGCGATATAGGTGTACCCCAACATCTCGCGACCTTGCGGAGTGTCGCTTGGATGCGTCGTGGAAACCCAGCACACATGGTAGCCGGGTATCCGCGGTAGGTTAGGCAAAGAGGACTGGAAATTCGCACGTTTCAACAACTCAACGCGCTCACCGTCAGTCAGCTGCCTGCGCTGCGTAATCGCACGATCATTCATCGCGCGATCTTCGCGGCTAGCCGCATCCTTTCGAACTCGCTTAATCGATTGTCTTGGGTTTGCCATGGGGCGCCTCGTTATCGCGGACGCCGGCCGGCTTCCCGGTCGTACTGTTGGTAGTACCTAAGTTGACGCTCCCGAAGTACGGGGTCGTCCCAAATACCTTTTTCAATCATGGCCGCTTTTCGATCTTCGTCGATGTAAACCTCGCCTTTACCCAGGACGCGCTCGCGACCGCCTACCTTCATGGTGGGGCCGGAGGGTTTACGCTGGCCGTTTCCGTTGCCGTTCACTCGACGATGACCGCGGTCATCGTCGCGGTCGTCCTCATCATCGTCCCGGCCGTCCGTGCGATAGCGCTCAGGCAGTCTACGTGCCGCGCGTCGGTCCACCTCGGCCCAATACGCGGGAGTCGCAGGGGACAGCCGCCCCTCCTGGAACACCCCTTGCTCGATAGCGTATGCAATGCGGGAATCTTCGTCGCGGAGATCAGGGTCGAACCATGAGTTGCTGCGCTTCCACTCCGCCGCACGGGTCGAGATGGCAGGGTCAGGTCCCACAGGCTGCGCGGTGGTGTTCTGGCGCTCCTGCGCCGCGCGTACCGTCTGTTGTTTGGCGCCCTGATACTGCCGCAGCCCGTCGCGTAGCTCATCGCGAACGCGCAACGCTTCCGCAATCGACCCCTCGTCGCCGGACTTGACGGCTTGCGCGAAAAGCGACTCCGCTTCTCGGATCTGGTCCTGCGCCTGGGAAATACGACTGTCGATCGCGAGCACATCGCTTTGGGTCTGGCGAGACTCCATTGCGGCCAGCCGCCGTGACTGGTCACGCTCCAACTGCTCGTTGCGCTGGCGTAAGAAACCCAGCTCCCGCTGGTCGCGATCGTACTTCTCACGCTTGCGACGACGGCGCTTCTGTTCCCGGCTTAAGCCGCCCTCATCATCCGCACCCTCGTCCGCGTGCCCGGTGCGCTCATCCGCGCCCGCTGCCCGGCCCTCCTCGCCGCCTTCGCCTTCCGGGTACTCGTAATCATCACCAGCCCCGCCTGCGCGATCATCGGTTGTGCCGCCTTGAGGTAGATCTGCATCCGCCCCCGGGCCAACTACGGTGATTTCTTCTTTTGCGTCTTGTTTGTCTGCCATTTTTAGTTGGAGACGGGACGTCATCACGACGTGCCGCTCCACCTCTTCTGTCGTCCTCAGGTAGGTTCGGGCGCTTCCGGCGGTTTCGGATCTTCGTGGCCGTAGCGCGTCAAATCTTCTGCGATCAACGCCAACTCAGCGTCGATTTCTTTGATTCGGTCGGGGGCTTTGACCAACATCGCCCGCTCTTGCGACCGGTTCGAACGGCGGTGCAGAAGCGCGCTGCGCATCTCCGCATCATGTTGGTTCTTGGGGGTCCACTCACTCATCAGATGTACGCCACGGTGTCCAACACCTTGTCGTCAGGGATACGCCCTTTCATCACCAGATCATCGAACAACACGAACAGCGCCTTGCCGTCCTCGCTGCCGGGCACGTCCGCCCACCAGCGGTCACCGCCGTACTTCGGCACGCGTACGTAGTCGCCAATTTTGCACCATGAGCCTTCCGGCCACGGCGCGAGCGTCTCCCGGTTGCAAAACGCCACCGGCCCCATCGCGATCACTTTGGCA